GCGATGAAGTTCCTGAAGGCGTACGGGATCGGACGGTCTCGGATGAACCCGCTGAACCGTGGCGAGGTCGCCAAGGCCGCACGCGTCGCTCGTCGCTATCAGGACATCTCGCGTCGCGCGAAGCCGTTCAACCGCGAAGCTGCCGCCGAGGCTGCAGGAGTCGCGGTCGGCATGGGCTCGGCGGTCGCTCTCTTCGGAGAGCAGCCGTACAAGCGAGTCGGCCACAAGATCATCAACCGGACTGCCGAGATGGAGCTCGGGCTCCGGAAGAACCCCTGCTCGAATCCGGTCTGCTCGAATCCCAGGCACAAGCACGTCCGGAAGAATCCGTACTCGATCGTCAAGGAATTCAGAAAAGGATCGAAGGGGAAAGCTGCAGCCGAGAAGTACCTTCGCGAGAACCTTACGAGCCTGAGCAAGGACTACTACGATCTCGGTGTTTCCCGTCTTCCATTGTCAGGAAACTGGGGGATCACGGCTCACATCGTTCATAGAAATCCACTCCTCCAGACCATCTTCCTGGCGAATCCGCCGGTCTCAGTCCAGTGGGACCAGATGTCCGGCCGTCAGCGGTACGAGATTCTCGGCTTCGTCGGATTCCCGGAGGCCGTCGCCGCGTCGTACGCGCGCTTCCCCTGGGTCACGCTGAGCCAGTCGGCCCGGACCGCCCTCGAGCGCCAGTGGCTCGACACGGGCGCCGGACGGCGCGGCGGCACGACGACCCGGCGGCGTCGGCTCGCGATGCCGGTCGGCTCGAATCCGCTGAATCGTAAAGAGACGGCGCGAGTCCTTCGTGACGCACGCTACGATCTCCGGCACGGCTCGGCGTTCAGCCCCGGCTTCACGCGCTCGGAGCGTTCTGGTCAGGCGTTCGCGAAGGCGAAGGTAGTCTTTCGGCACGGTCCGAAGAGCGCTAAGCGCGCGGCGGTCAGAATCGCCGACCGGGCCCAGAAGATGGCCGGGACGACGCTGTCGAACCCCGGCGCCCGCCTCCCGAAGCCCGGCACGAAGCTGACGATCGCGCAGGCCCTCAAGCTCGCCGAGCGGATCGGCAACTGGGACCTCGTCAAGCAGTGCCACGACGCGATGAAGATTCAGAAGGCCGCCAACAAGGGCGCGAAGTGCGTCACCTGGAAGGTCTTCCCGATGGGCTCGAAGGACAAGATCGACTCGGTCGTAGCGCTGACGCACTACGGCGACTCGCCGGAGACGATGTACCGGCCGCCGAAGGGCTCGAAGAAGGGCAACCACATGTACCGGCACACCTGGGGCGAGAAGGGCGGGAAGCCCTCCGTCCCGCTGCTCGCCTCCCCGGACGGCAAGATGCTCATGATGCCGCTCGAGGGGAAGAAAGTCGCGGGCGACTGGCTGAGGCATTGAGGGTGAACTCATGATCGGAGCTCTCATATTCGCGAACCCCGGGAAGCCTGTCGCTTCCCGGCGGAGACGTTCTCGTTCCAGAACCGCCCGCACGACGGGCAAGGAGATTCGGATGGCACGCACCCGTACGCGCCGTCGGGCAGGGCGGCGCATGGCGCGGAATGCCAAGGGGCATTTCGTCAAGCGGCGCCGGGCGACCCGGCGGCATCGCAACCCCAGCGGCTTCATCAAGGTCGGCCGCCGTAAATGGCGGAAGATCACGAAGTACGCGACCCGGCGTCGGCGCGGCAGTCGTCGCGGGCAGATCCGCGGCTTCCACTTCCCCAAGCGCTACCGCCGGTCCCGGCGGCGTCGGGTTCACTCGAACCCGGTCGTCGTCGCGAATCCGCGTCGGCATCGCCGGGCCCGTCGGAATCCGTCCCGTCGGTCCTACCGGCACGTCCGCCGGAATCCGTCGGCCTCGTACCGGCTCTCGAGCGATCCGGTCTCGGCCATCAAGAACGCGCTGATGTCGGCGTTCTCGATGGACACGGTCGAGACCGTTCTCCAGATGGGAGTCGGCTTCGGCGGATCCCTGACGATGACGAAGCTGGGCATCCAGCAGTTCTGGCCGACCGGCGTTCCGGTCCCCAGCTACGCTCCGCCGATGATCACGATCCTCAGCACGGCCCTCCTGACGGGCGCGTCCAGCCTGCTCAAGAACCCGAAGCTGTCCGCCCGGATCCTGACCGGCGGTCTCTTCGCGGCCCTCTGGCAGGGCTTCAGCGCCGCGGTTCAGGGGACCCCGGTCCAGATGTACGTGCCGACCCTCTCCGGCTCGCCGGAGACCGACGCCTTCCGGAAGGCGATCGAGGCCGAAGTGCTCAAGGAGCTCAAGGGCGGCGGCGTCCACGGCTACCTGCCCGCGGCGGGTGCCGAGGGCTTCTCGACGTACCTGCAGCCCGCCGGGATCAGCTACCTGCGTCCCGCGGGTTCCGAGGCGTACCTGACCTCGTTCAACACGAAGCAGGCGAACGCCGGTATGGGCGCCTACCTCACCCAGGTCAATACCGAGAAGGCCAACGCCGGTATGGGCCACGACGGTGGGGAGGACGAGTTCTCCCGTCGGGGGATGCCGGAGAAGTTCTAAGCAATCCAGGAGCACCGGAGGGAAACCTCCGGTGCCTCCTCGCGGGGCGCCCTGCGCGGGCCTCCCACGAGGAGTGGGCCACGGACGCCAGCCCACCCGACGGCATTTTGTGGACGAGAGTCCCGGCCGGAAGAGGCGTTAGATCCGAAAGGTGGAACCCATGGCAGATCCGACTCAGGATCCCGCGAACCAGGGCGTGACGGTCGTCCAGCCCTACTACAAGATCACGCAGGGCGTTCCGGCCGCCATCGTGCGGTCGTACAAGCAGCCCCTGTACGACTCCGAAGTCATGCTGTCGACGGCCCCGGCCCGCGAGTTCACGCTGTACCAGAAGCCCGTCGGCCAGATGCTGAACGACGCCGTGACCGTGAAGACGTTCCTATATTCGAACCAGACCCAGGCCGGGTCTCTGGGAACGCCCTTGAGCTTCGACGTCTTTGGGTATAACTGCCGCATCTGGGGCAGCCCGTCGTCCAAGCTGCTGTCGATCGGCAACTACACGCTCGTCGAGGCGGCGGGCGTGGCGCAGGTCGTCTTCGGCCAGGACACGACCTTCCTGACGATCCCGATCGAGGACGTCCCCTCCGGCGTCGACACCGAGGGTCAGGCCGTGACGGATGCCCCGCACGTCGGCTGGGGCGTGAGCGACAACATCTACCGGTTCGACATCGGTGGACGTGCGCTTCACATCAACGCGACGGAACCGTACTCCGTCAAGATCTCCTGGCCGTCGGGCCTCACCGGGATCACCGGGAACCTGCTGTTCCGGTGGTTCATGCGCGGCATCCTGTACAAGGGCGTCTAAGCCGTCCTTCGTGTGCAACTTCGGGTGGCCTTCTTCGGAAGGCCACCCCTTGATGGACTCGAAGAACTAGCAAGGCGCTCCGCACTGTGAGCGGTCCGCTTCCCTGCTGAGTTAGCTCGGAAGGAGACGACGATGAGCTGGGGTCAGGTACCGACATTCCTCCGCGACAAGGACACCGGCAAGATCTACATGAACCCGGCCAAGGACTGGGTTCAGCCGTTCGAACTGACGGTCTCGAAGCCGAACCAGATCATCCAGATCCCGGCCGGTGGCCGAGCGGGCCCCTTCCCGCTGACGGCCCAGTACGACGGCCCGATCGAGTGCTTCTACGTCAAGTGCAACGTCTACGCCCCGGCCGACGATCCGACCCAGCCGGGCGCGCTCCTGCAGACCTACGACATCGACTTCCTGCTCGAGCATCCCGGGAAGCGGATCCAGTTCTCGAACCGCGTCGTCCCGCTGATCGCGCTCTCCGGGAACGGCGGCCAGCCGTACGTCCTGCCGGAGACGATCTTCATCCCGCCGGTCCAGTCGCTGAACCTGACGCTCTTCAACAACGACCTCGTCAACGCCCGGTTCGTCGAGTTCGTCCTGGGCGGCATCAAGTTCTACCCGAATCAGGCGCCCGCCGGGGAGATCAAGGACGAGGTCTGGAAGTACGTCGACCGCCGCGAGCGGACGTACGCCTACTTCCAGACGACCGACGAGGTCGCGATCCTGACGGCGAACCAGGAGAACTTCTTCTTCATGACGATCCCGGACAACTCGGACTTCGAGTCCTTCAAGTTGTCCGCGCAGGCGACCGGCGACTTCCGGTGCCTGATCCGGGACGGCCAGAACGACCGGGCCCTGACCGGCGACCGGATCCACTGGTCGCTGCTGTTCGGAACCGGCAGTCAGATGGTCTCGAGCGGCGTCGGCGCCGGAGCGGGCTTCATCGGCTCGGTCGGCTCGTGGCCCGCCCGCTGGGCGAGCTCCTGGCTGATCCGGCGCTCGACGAAAGTCCAGCTGGACCTCACGAATCTCACCGCGGTGGACAACACGATCAAGCCGGTCTTCGCAGGGAGAAAGATCTCGTATGTCAGCTAGAAAACCGCCCGGACGCCCGCCAGGGCCGCCGAGACCTCCCAGAGGAGGCGGCATGGGCGGTCCGGACCACGAGGAGTACCACAACGAGGGCTGGCGCGACGCCGGTCAGGGCGAGCCTCGTCCGCAGGACGTCGTCTTCGACCCGTCCTGTCCGCCTCAGCCGGATCCCTGCGCGAAGCCTCGGGTCTGCTTCGTTAAGTTCCCGGCCTTCAATCAGCCGCCCTGGTTCTCGAAGCCGCTGATCAAGGTCCGATCGTCGCTCGTGATTCCGGCTGGCTCGATCGGGCTCGTCTTCGACCGCGAGATTGCCGACCGTCAGCGCGCCGTCTCGTCGTTCCTGGGTCTCGACGTCGCGCCGATCGCGCCGCTCCTGAACTCCCAGCTCGAGTTCTGGTTCCAGCTCGGCAAGAAGAACGACGCCCGTCCGTCGAGCAACATCATCCCGGTCTGGGACGACCAGAACCCGTCGTCCTACGGGACCTCCCATGCGATCCAGGCCGGACGGACGACGGTCTGGCCGGGCGTCGGGACTCCCCTGAACTTCTACGAGGCAGGCCTCCAGTTCGGCCTGCGGGGGCGCTGTCAGTTCCAGGGTCTGATCGAGAACCGCTCCGGCGTCGATATCACGGTCCGCGGCGTCTTCGGATTCTACTACTACTGGGCCAGCGCCAAGGGCGGAGCTTCGGAGTTTGAGACCGGGGACTTCGAGGCCTAGAGAAGGAGAGACGATGCCCGCGCCACTTAATCCAAACCTCTGGCCGTCGGTCCTGCACGACGAGGACGGCATTCCGATCGGCCCCCTGAATCCGCTGCCGGTGACCGGCGGAGGCGGGGGCGGCGGAGCTCCGCCGAACCAGCCGACTTTTGCGGCCAACCAGCAGACCGTCGCCGTCCCGGGGACCGCCGCACAGCTCCAGGCCCAGGCCGTCCCGAACGGATTCCAGATCTTTGTTCGGGCTCTGATCACAAACAATGGTACGATCTACGTCGGACCGTCCGCCGCCGACGCCCAGAACCACGCAAAGGCGACCCCTCTCGAGCCGGGGGCCTTCGTCGAGCTCGCCCTGACGGGGGTCTCGGCGATCTGGATCGACGCGGACGATGCGAACGACGGCGTCTCCTGGATCGTGGAGATCGCGTAAATGGCTGACGGAGGAATCGGAAACCAGTCTCCTGCGACGATCTTCCAGGCCCGTCTCAAGACGGATCTGGCGGGGGTCTCGAATACCCTGACCCTTGGTCAGTGCAACGGAAACAAGGTTGTCGTCTCTGGTCAGACGGTCACGATCCCGACCCTTGGTCTTACGACGCTCGTGACCGATCACCTGATCACGGCGGCCGGAGCGGACTCCGGCGCGGCCGGGGTCGCCAGCACGCTCTACTACGTCTACCTCTCGAATAAGAAGGCAACCTTCGCGCCTGGGACGATCCGACTCTCGGCGACGCCGCCGACGCTTGTGAACGGCGTCAAGTATCTCGGAAACGCCGGGAACGCTCTCAACTGGCGCTTCGTCGGCTGGGTCCGCCTGAACGGGACGCCGCAGTTCGAGAGCTCCCAGCTGAACGCCCTTATCGTCAACCAGTACAATCAGCGGCAGCAGTCGATCTTCGCGACCCCCGGATACAACGACGGCGTCGACTTCGGCTCGTTCAGCCAGCCTGCAGCGGCTGTCTGGGCGGCGGCGGCCAGCGGCCCCAGCCGGATCTCCTTCATCTCGGACGGGATCAGCGCGGCCAGGATCCGCTGTTCGGCCATCGTCGAGCCACAGGGGGTCGGCGTCGGAGACATGTCGCTCGGGATCGGCGTCGACTCGACGACGACCTCTCCGGTCCAGACGAACAACAATTTCAACGGCAGCGGAGTCTGGCCGGTGACGACGCCTCCGTACGATCCGACTCTCGCCGAGGGCTACCACACGCTCGATATGGTCTTCGTCGTGACCGGCGCGCCCAGCCCGGTCTTCACGACGATCGTCAAGGCCGGAAATCCGACTCATCCTTTCGTGACGATCATCGAAGCTCTCGTTTGGGTTTGATGTGAACGAATGGCCTCTGGTGGGTCAGGTCCTGGCGGTGGTCCCGGCGGCGGGGGTAGCGGAGCTCCGGCCGATGCGACGTACATCCTCATCGCTCCGACTGCCTTCCTTCCGAACGCCCGAAGCCTGACGGCCGGGACCGGGATCTCCCTGATCGACGGAGGGCCCGGCGGGGCGATCACGATCATGGCGACCGGCACCGACGCCTCGGCGTGGCACAAGACGGGCGACGTCATCGGCGCCGACAAGATCCTGGGGAGCCTCGACGACTTCGCGGTCCGGCTCTTCGCGAACAACCAGGAGTATGGCCGGATCGTCGACAACGGCCCGAACATCCACTGGACCGGACCGCGTCTCCTGGTCGGTGCGACGACGCCGTTCTACCCGAACGCCGACATCGCGCACTTCAACAAGGACCTCGACGACCAGCTGACGATCACGCTCCAGAACCCGAACGCCGGGGCCGCCGGGGCGTCGATCGTCTGCATCAACGACCTGGGTCACACCGGCGGGGAGAACATCCTCGGCAGCGGCTGGCCGTCCGGGACGGACGGCGTCCTGTCCGACGAGACGGCCTTCCTGGGATTCGGGACGAGTGTCGTCCTGGGGACTCAGACGGCGAAGCCCGTCCGGTTCAACGTCGCCAACGTCGAGTGGGGCCGCTTCGCCGCGGACGGCTCATTCTTGATCGGTGCGGTGGCCGGATCCGGCGTCGAGACGGCGATCTTCCGACGGGACGTGAACAGCCAGTCGCTCATCCAGATCCAGAACGCGACGAACGGAACGCTGGCGGCGGCGCTCGCGTACTTCGTCGCCGCCGGGGCGCCCGGCCAGTGTCGGGTCGGCCAGACGTCGTCCGACTTCACGCCGACGTCCGGCTTCGGGAACGTCGCCGCCTCAGAGGCCTTCGTCCAGGGGAACTTCGTCCCGCTCTACGTCGGGACGGTCTCGACGGACCCTATCCGCTTCGTGACGGACGCCGTCGAGCGTGCGCAGTTCCTGTCGACCGGCGAGTTCGTCCCGACGGCCGACGCGACCGGCTCGGTCGGTACGAACGCACGCCGCTGGAGCCTGATTCGGGGCGTTACGATCACCTCCGGCGACCTCGAGCTCGAGAACAGCGACGCGAGCGCGAAGTGGACGATCCGCGAGGCGAAGCCCGACGACGACACCGAGGACCCACGGAAGCTCTACGTGATCGACCGTGTGGTCGGGAAGAAATACATACTGCCGCTGCAGGCGGCCTGACGGAGGGACGATGGCGACACTCAAGATCCCGAAGGGTCCGATCACGATCGCGAGGGGCGTCCACGACGGCGGTGAGCCCGCGATTGTCGTCACGGTCTCGTCCCAGCCGAGACTGCACCTGGGCGCGAAACATCGTCTCCCGCTCCAGATGAAGGAGTCGGACATGAAGTTCGAGGACACCGACTTCAGTCCGGAGGGAAAGGCCGCGCTCCTGCTGGTCCTGAAGGAGCTGGACGACAAGATCCACGCGAAGGCCCTCGAGCAGGCGAAGGTCGTGGCATCCGAGGCCGGACTGCAGCTGGAGATGTAGACTATGGCGTCAGGTGGAGGTCCCAGCGGCCCCCGGGAGATCGCCCCGGTCGGAGACGTCGTCGACAAGATCGGCACGACCACAGCCGTCAACGCCGTGGTTCTGGACGCCGTCCAGTCGACCGGTCTGATCGGGATCGGGACGATCGTCAACACGGGCGGCGTGAACGACATGGTCGTCCGGGAGACCGTCACCGACAAGTACGGTGTGGTCAATGCGGTCGAGCATGTGATCCCGGCGGGCTGGGACTACGTCCTCGACCCGCAGACATACTTCTGGACTCCCGGCTCCCAGTCCCGTCCGCCCTTCATCGAGTACAAGGTCGAGGTGCGCGACAGCTTCGCGGGGAGCCATTCGACCTACGAGCTCCACTACGTCGACATCGGGGTCGGCACCGGTCCGGGGGCCGGAGGCGGCCCGCCGGGAGCCTGGACTCTCGTCGCGAGCGGACAGACACCAATCGTCTCCGGAGCGACGGTCAACCTCGCTTCGGTCCCGCTGCCGGGTGGCTCACCGTTCGTCTACGTCCCCTTCGTCACGTTCGATGCGCCCGGAGGGGCGCCCCTGGCGCTCTCCCAGGGGAGCACGCTCGCGGCGCCCCCAATGGGCGCCGTCTACTACGATCTGGTCTTCAGCGGCGGAAACACCGTCCTTCAGGCTCGGTCGAACGCCGGAACTCCCTCCTGTACGCTGAACTGGGCTCTCTACAAGGTGGTGCCGTAATGCCGACGGTTCAGAGGTTCAATACGGGCCGGTCGTCGCAGTTCCTCGACTCCTCTCCGACCGCCGTCTTCACGGTCCCCGGCAACCTGACGACGACCGACAACGACAAGATCTTGTGGGTGCCGGGACGCAACACCTACGTGAGTCAGGCCACCGCTCAGGTCAAGGTCGCCCCGGTCGGCGCCAACATCACCGTCGACATCCAGCTGATCACGAGGTCGACCGGTGCCGTCGTCTCCACGCTCGGAACCGTGACGATTCCCGACGGAAATCTCGAGGGAACCGTCTCGTTGTCGCTCACCCAGATCCTGGACACCCAGGCGCTGGCGGCGGTCATCACGAACGTCGGCAGCGGGACGGCTGGGGCGGATCTGACCGTCCAGGTCTTCTTTTAGACTGTAAGAAATGGCCCACTCCGATACGTCCTGGACCGCGACGGTGGCGAAGGTCCTCGTCGAGTGCCGCGCCTCGGGCGGACAGGGCCGAATCGGACAGAATTTCCCGGCGGCTGGAGGCGGAGGCGGCGCCGGAGCCTACGCCCGCAAGGCCGGGATCGTGACGATCATCGGGAATCCGTACCTGATCCGCCAGGGCCTCGGGGTCAACGGGGACGGGGACGAGTCCTTTTTCATCAATGGCGCCACCGTTCGCGCCGAAGGAGGCCACGCGGCCCCCTTCGAGCCGACCGGCGGCGCTCCGGGTCTCGCGTCGAACTCCGTCGGGGACACGACGTTCGACGGAGGGACCGGAGCGACGACGACCTTCGCGCTCGCTCCGGGCGGAGGCGGCGGCGGCGGCGGCGGCCGGGAGGCGGCCGGTCAGGCGGGAGCGGTTCCGACGGGAGGAACCGACGGCGACGGCAACGGCCCGTCCGGCGGGGATGGCGGGGCGATCAACGCGAACGGCGTGAACGGACAGTCCGGAGGCGGCGGTGGGGGCGGCGGGGGGACTGGTGGCCCTGGCACCAGTTCCGGAAACGGTGGGGACGGCTGGATCGTCGTCTACGACGACACCTCGGGCAACGGCTGGGCCGGGGTCCTGGCGGGGACGTCTCCGGCCATCCACACGGTCGGCAGTCCGCCGCCGTTGCCGCCTCCACCCGTAACGACCAGGAATGCTGCTTTCATGATGTGATCGGTGTAGACTAATGGAGACCGGGGTGAGGAGGCTGGGTGAACCTTCTGTTGTCGGTGCTCGCGATGTCCAGGGTCGATCCTCCGTCCGGAGCCATCAGCCCGGTCTCCTGGACGATCATCGTCGCCCTTGGGACGGCGCTCATGGCGGTCTCCGGATTCGCCACGAAGTGGCTGTCGAAGTTGTACGAGGACTTGAAGGCCTGCAACGCCGCAAAGCACAACGAGGCCGAGGAGATCCTGGCGATGCTCCGGGTCGCCCGGAGTCAGATGGAACGGCACCGGGACCGGGACCGAGGAGGTAAAGTCGTATGAGCATCCTGACAAAGAGGACGGCGAGAATGCTCTGTATCAAATCGGCGATTTCCCGTCGGGAGCTCGGCGAGGAGGCCCAGAAGCTGGTCGAGCTCGCCGAAGATCCGTCTATCCCGGACGCCCAGAAGGCCGAGGCGCTGCGGAACCTGGACCTCCTGATCGACCGGCTCGAGAAGAAGGTCGAGACGAGGAAACGGCTTCAGTCCGGCGAGCCGGACTAGTATAATTGGACAACCGCCCGTCCCTAGCCGGGCGGTTCTGATCCGGCGATCGGTGAGTACTGGCGGAAAGCCCGGGGCGGGCGGGAAAATTGATAGAGGAGAACAGTATGGTGGACGAAGCAGTGGGCGGTCAGACGGGCAATCCCGGAAACGGCCCGGTTCCAACTCCCGTGAAGGTCGCCTGGAAGACCACGGAGTTCTGGCTCAACACGTTCACGGTCGTCGTGGGCGCCGCGATGACGATCAACTCGCTCATCCACCCGAACCCGAACGACAAGATCACGCAGATCCTGGGCGTGGCCGCGATGCTCCTGGGAGCGACGGGCCACACGGTCTCCCGAACCATCATCAAGACGTCGGCCCAGATCCTTCTCGTCGGAGCCTTGGCCCTGGCGATCGGATGCTCCGCGATCGACGCAAAGACGCTGGCGGACTTCCAGACGGGCGAGGCGCTGATCCTGAAGGATATGGCGAAGTACGTCGCAGCCGACGTGGCGGCCGGGAAGACCCCCGTCATCGGTCAGGCCGCCATCGACGCCCACGCCGCGAAGATCAAGGCCGACCCTCGCTCCGTGGACCCCGCGGAGGAGCAGGCTATGATGGCGCAGTTCCAGGCCTACGTCGCCAGCGACCCGAAGCTGTCCGCCGGGACGATCCGGGCCTGGAACGGAGAGGTCAGCGGGCACCTGACCCTGTTCACGTCGGTCCATCGGTAGTCCCTGAAGAACGAAGGAGAAATTCCATGGGTCCAACGACTCCCGCACCCGTCCCCGCTCCGGCGCCGTCCGGACTCGACTGGTCGGCCATAGGTGCCTCGATCCTGGCCGACGCGAAGGCCGCCCTCGGTGCGGCGGCCACCGGATTCTTCACCGCGCACCCGAATGCGCTCGCCTTCCTCGAGGATGCGAGCATCGAGGCGGCGAAGTCCCTCGTCCTCTATGCGATCACGTCGGATCCCGACGCGAAGGCCGACCTGAAGCTCCAGGTCGACCTCTGGCGTCAGGGAATCAAGGAGGAGGCCGACGCGATCGTGAAGGACATCGTCGACGCGGCTCCGTCGACCTTCATGGTCATTATCGAGGACATCGGGAGGATCGCCATCGGTCTTGTCCCGGTCGTCCTGAAAGCGATTCCAATCTAAGGACGGAGGATCCGATGCGAGTCTACGCGGCGCCGGGGTATGGCCTGGGGACGCCCGAGGATCAGAACTTCCGGCGCCTCTCGCCGAAGTCCCGTTCGATCATCGCCGAAGAGCTCCAGCATCCGGACTCCCATGAAGCGGTCCACTGGATCCTTCGGCAGCCGGACCCGGAACGCGCCCTGGCCGATGCGATCACGGAGAACATTCGGCAGGCCTCGGGCACCGCGACGGGCCTCGGCGATGGACTCGGCAAGAGCTTCTTCAAGAGGCTGGCGAAACTGCACAGCCGGATCCTGCATTCGATCGTTCGGATCCACAAGAAGATCGATCCCGGTCTGCACGCGCTCACGAAGAAGAAACGCCGGGACCACTCCGGGGCGCCGATCCTGAATAAGCCGACTCCAGCCCCTACTCCCGCCCCCGCTCCGGACCCTGGCTCATCCTCCTTCGCTCCGGCGCCGACGCCTGTCCCGATGCCCGCTCCGGTTCCGAGTTCGGATCCGTCCTACCAGATGCAGACGCAGGGACCGGTCAACTACGTCCAGGAGCAGCCGCCGCCGGACCCGTCCGCGTCGGCTCCAACTCAAGACCAATCGACCGCCGCTCCGGCGCCTGTCCCGGCCGCTCCGGCGCCCGTCGCTCCTGCTTCCACCACGCCGTTCACGACCGGGACCGACGAGATGGCCGGACTGCCGTCGGCGTCCGGCTACACGCTGACCGTCGAGGGTCAGACGATCACGAACTACCCGGTCGACATCACGCAGATCTCGTCGCTCGTCCAGTCCGGCACGCAGCCCGGAGACCGCTTCGAGATCTCGGCCGACGGAGTCGGGACCGGGCTCCGCGTCCGGACGACCTCCGGATTTATCTCGATCCCGGACTCGCTGCGGGCCCAGGTGACGGTGATGCCGCGCGGTCAGGTCCTCGCGCTCCTGACCCAGGCCGCCTCGAACGTCGCCGCGGCCGGTGGGCCGTCCGGACCTACTCCCGTTCCGCCTCCCAGCAGCGGTGGCAGCGGAATGCTCTGGCTGCTCGGGGCCGGTGGTGCCGCCGCCGTTGCGGCGATGTCGATGGGCGGTAAGCGACGGTGAGGTTCGTCCGACGTCCCGGTCTCGGATTCGGAGTCAGCGTCGATCCGACCGCCGGTCTGCCGGGCGGCGGACCGATCTCGGTTCAGTTCTATCCGTGTCCAATCCGGTACCTCGCGGACGGCACGGCGCAGACCTCCGAGGTGCCGCCACGTCTCCCCGGCGGCCCAACGACGGGAGTCTGCAACGACCCAAGGTCTCCCAGCGCCTGGACAAACATCGACATGTCGAAGCCCTTCAACGGCCTGAAGAGGTACCTCGACGGAATCGAGATGGTCTGGATGTCGACCGCGGCCGGTGGACTTTCGGGGACCGTTATCGGCTGGAATGTGACGCACGACGGGATTCAGGAATACACAAAACGAGTCACTGCCAAAGCGACTGAGTCACCGATCTACGCTCCGTTACCTCCCGGGATCGACGGGACAGTCAAGAGAATCCCAACCGAGACGATCAACGACAAAGTGACCTTGGACTACGCGATTGCTCTCGATGCAGCGACGGAGAAAAGCCCGGATTCGAAGTGGGTCTACTACGACCCGGTCGACTGGTCCGGCTACACGGTCCTGCCGGACGGATTCCTCGCTCCTGAGGACGGCGGCACGGCGGTCTTCGCCTCCGACGACACGCTGGACGGGATCCAGAAGCAGGTCGGCGTCGCCGGGAACCAGTGGTACTGGATTATCTACACGCACCCGCAGACCGGCCAGCAGAAGGCCTACCTGACTCAGCACATCAAGTCGAAGGAGAACATCTTCACGAAGATGGGCAAGATCGGCCCGCTCGTGATCTCGATCGTCGGGACGGTCTTGTCGCCGTTCACGTTAGGGGCCTCCGAGGCCGTTGCTGCAATCCTCGACACGACGATTGCTCTCGAGCAGAAGAAGGCCGCTGCTGCCGCCGCGAAAGCCCAGGGACAGCACAACGCTGCCGTCCTGCAGGCCCAGGTCGACTACCAGACGACCCAGGTCAACCAGCAGGCCGATGCCGTCTACCAGCAGAACCAGACGGCCTTCCTGGCGGCCGGGTACACGCCGACCGTCTGGGCTGGCCTGACGCTCGACCAGAAGACCGCCCTGATCCAGCAGGCCGCCGCCGGGCAGCTCCAACCGACACCGGCCGCGCTCGCCGTCATCCAGCAGACCGCCCAGGCGGCCAGTCAGGCCGTTCAGTCCGCCTCCGCGCAGGCGGCGACCGGAGCGACCGTTCCGTCTCCTGGTCCGTCCAGCGGTATGCTCCTCCTGCTCGGCGCTGGAGGTGTCGCCGCGCTCGCAATGGCGCAGGGGAAGAAGTAGTCATGGACCCGAAGACCGCCTACGCCCGGGCCCTCTCGGCCGCCTTCGCGTCGGACATCGACCAGCCGTCGGTCGCGGCGGCGATCCAGAAGGGCGGTCTGACGAGGGACCAGTTCACGTCGATCGTCTACAGGGACGTCGTCCGGGGCCTGACTGGCGTGCCCGGTCCGGCGCTCTTCCCGGCCGTCCGGGCCTTCGCGCGGCAGGCCGTCGACATCGACGCGATCAAGACGTCCCAGGCTTCCGGACTCTCCGACGCCACCTCGTCGGATATCGGCGGAGCCTCCGGGCTGGTCGGTGCCATCGCAGGCGCGGTCGGCGCCATCTGGAGCGCGAAGATCAACACGGACGCCCAGAAGAACCTCGCGCAGATCCAGCTCCAGGAGGCGCAGATCACCCAGAACTCCCAGTCGCTGGCGGCGAAGTCCGCCCTGATCCAGAATGCCACGGCGAACGGCCTCCTGGCGACGCCGTCCGGAGCCCTGGCGGCTCCGGTCACGCCGCTCTCGCTTCCGGATGCGATCTCCTCGATCGGTGGACTCCCCACCATCGCGATCGGCACTGCGGCCCTGGCGACCATCATTGGCGCGTACTACGCCTCGAAAGGATGAGACCATGAGAACGATCAGCAGGCGCCCCGGAGTCCGCGTCGTCCGTCAGGACCCGATCGTCTACGTCAACACGGCGACGATGATTCCGGACGGGATGCACGGGATCGACGACGGCTATCACCACGAGGGATGGCGGACCGCGACGATGATCCCGGATGGAATGCACGCCTACTCCGTCCACGATCACACGTCGTTCGCGACCGAGCCGGTCATCAACAAGCTGATCGTGAACGGCATACCTCCGGAGAAGGCCCGGTCCACCGTCCACGCCGCGGCCAAAATGGTCCGGCAGTCAAGGTCTGGGCTCGGCGCGGATCAGGTCATCGACAAGACCGCCGTCATGGACTCGGTCTTCCAGGAGCTCCTCGCCAAGGGAGTCCCGTCCGAGCGTGCCCGGATCCTGGTCTACCGGGCCTCGGCCCGATACCACCGCCTGAGCGGCCTCGGCGACGGAGCGACGGTCGACGCCGCCGTTCTCTCGAAGGCCCAGGACACGCAGAGCCAGCACCGGGCTCTGCTCGATGCGTACGGCACCGCGTCCTCCGACGCTGACCGGCAGGACATCCGGAACCAGCTGGACGCGCTCTACAACGACTGGACCCAGTACGCCGTCGGCGTCGAGGGAGGAGCGGCGCCGTACCAGTGGGACAACACCGATCCGACCGCCGCGGTCCTGATCGCTGTCCGAAACGACATCGCCAATACGAATGCTCTGATCGACGCCGGAAAGGCTCAGACCGCTCTCCAGAAGCAGATCGTCGTTTCCTCACAGGCCCAGGGGCCGAGCGCCCTTCCACCTCTGCCGAAACTGTCGGACGTTCCATGGTACGTCTGGGCCGGAGGCGCCGGTGCCGGTCTCCTGGCGCTCAAGCACATGCTCAAGTAGACAACGCGCTCTTCGGGACGTAGAATAAGGGAGTCCTGTAGAGTGCCTAGCGGGGAGAAGAAGAAGGAGAGAGGTATGCCGTCGAAGCCGCAGCTGATCGACATGATCCGGACGGTCCCGGAGGTCGCCGTACGACTCTGGGCTGGCGGGATCCCCTGCCCGAGCGACGACGGCGTGAGGATCAAGTTCGAGGATCGGGCGCCGGTCTTCCATCCGGACATCTACCAGGAGGCCGACAAGGTCTACAAGGTCCTGGCAATCCGCTGGGGTGGTCGGATGCTCCGGACCATCCAGGACGTCCTGGACCTCCGGCACGCGGCCGAGGACGCCTTCCTCGAGCATCTCTTCCAGAAGGACAACATCCCAAACGTGCTCTTCGTTCCGGCGGGCGAGACGGCTTCCGGCTACTACCGTGCGATGATCCCCGCGGACCTGCTCAATGAGGGCGGCCGGGTGATCTCGCACTGGACGGCCCGTCCGGATGTCTCGAAGGCGCTCCGGTACAACGTCCTCTGGATCCAGCTGATCACGGCGGACATCCTGACCGAGATCGCCCGTCAGGCGCAGAACCAGGGCGTGAAGATCGTCTACGACATCGACGATCGTCTCGACGCGATCCCGGACGGGAATCAAGCGAAGACTGTCTACGGAACTCCCGAGAAGCAGGCCGAGATCGACGCCATGATCCGTGTTGCGGATCTCGTGACTGTCACGACGGAGCCGCTCGCCCGGCACTTCGCCGAGAGGTATCCCGGAAAGCCCGTCCGCGTCCTGCCGAACATGCTGACGGCGAACGTCCTCCCGAAGCGGCAGCCGCCGAACCCGGCCTTCGTCCGAATCCTCTGGGCCGGATCGGCGACCCACAAGATGGACCTCGCGATCGTCGCCCCGGCGATCCGGGAGCTCCTGCGGGAACGCGCAGGGAAGGTCCGCTTCACGCTCTTCGGCGAGCGTCTGCCGGAGGTCCTGGCGGACTGCTACGAGTGGGTCGACCTCAAGAAGCCGGTCGACTTCGATAGCTACCACGACGAGCTCGCTGACATCGCCGCAGACTTCGGGATCGTCCCGCTCGAGGACAACGAGTTCAACACCGGCAAGTCCGGCTTGAAGGGTCTCGAGTACGCCGCGGCGGGCTACCCGCTTCTGTGTTCCCCGGTCGCGGAGTACCCGTCGATGGTCCAGGCAGGATTCCCGATCGAGCTGGTCCCGGACGACGGCTGGCCGGACGCCCTCCGGCGCATGGTCGACCTGACGCGCGCCGAGAGAGATGTGCTCGGACGAGCCGCGCTCCACTGGGTCTGCGAGAACCGATGCATGGGCAAGACGAGGGCTTCTCAGTGGGCCGACGTCGTCTGTAACCTCGTTCCGAAGACGCCGAAGACGGAACTGAAGCTGGTGAAATGATGGCGAGACTCGACACGGCGATCGACGTGGCAACGGAGTACGCCTACCACCTCTACAGCGTGGACGGCGTTCCCCAGGACAAAGCCATCGCGATCGGCGTCTCGGCGGTCGTCCGGGCGGCCCGTGCGAATCCGTCGAGGTTCGTCACGCCCCGGGCGCAGCCGGAGTCCGCGCTCGGCTGGTCCGGTGCGGCGCTCGCGGCGGTCGGATCGACGCTCTCGGCGATCGGTTGGCTCAAGACTCTGTTCGGCTGAGGATACAGATATGTCGTCTCCAAGCGATAAGAACCTCACGAGAGCGTTCCCGAATCTCGATTACGGGAAGGCGGAGGAACTGTCCGATAAGCTTAAAGAAGCTCTTGGATCCGAGGACGACGACGCCATCGACAAGGCGCTGGAGTTTGCGAACGAGGCGCTCGGCGGACACGGCGTCGAGGCGATCCAGGGCGACGGCACCCACATCGACAACTACTGGCGCGACACGGTCCTCGTCTATGTGAACCTCGGAGACACGTACGATACGACGATCCTCTACGACACCGAGAACGAGGAGTTCTCGATCGGCTCGTGGGGAGATTTCATGGAGGAGTGGGAGAAGGACGGGGAAGACGAGGATTCAGCGACGAAGGCCGACGAGGATGAGGAGGAGGAAGAAGAAGGAGACGACGAGGATGAGGAGGACGAGGAGGAGACCTCGGACTCCGAGGAAAATGTAGAGGAAGCCGGAGAATAGACATGCTGACCGCAGAACAGAGCAACGCCGCCGCTGCCGTCCAGGCGAGTCTCGTCGCGCAGGGCGTCGACCGGTCCCGCGCCGCGGTGCTGGTCCGTCGGGCGGTCGGACGCGCCTCCGTCTGTGCGGGTGGCTGCGGGGACTGCACGAACTGCTGCTGCTGCAGCAAGGGACTCGGTGCGACCGCTCCTCCGATCGCGACACCTTCGGCAATCACTGCAGGGACGCCTCAGCTGATCTCCACGATCGACACGGCCGGGGACAATCCGACCGTCGCGGCGGTCCGGGACATCGTGGGGAAGTGGTCCTGGCTGATTCCGGTCGGTGGCCTGCTGATGTCGGCGAAGTCCAAGGTCACGGCGTGGCACGCCGCCAAGACCGATCCGGCGTACGCGGCCAGCAAGAGCCTGAGGCGTCGGTGATCAACCTCTTCAAGTTCCTGCAGAGAAAGAAGCCATGTTACCGCTGCGCCGGGAATGGGACTGTGACGTACATGGGACTGGATTACTGCGTGATCTGCCTGGAGGTCATCATGAGGATGCTCCCGGTTGTCGGGATGGGTGGGATGTTCGGGTTCCCGGGGGCCTCGGGTTACCTGCAGTTCCCGAAGCTCGAGGCCACGAAGAAGAAGGAGAACTGACATGGGAGACGCGCCGTACATCATCATCAAGAATCGTCCGGGAGTCGGAGCGCACAATAAGTCGATCCGGATCGCCCGATTCTGGCAGCACAAGGAGACCGGCACGGTCGTCCAGGTGGTCCGTGTCCAGGAGGTCGACGGCAGCTGGCTCCGGATCATCTTCACCGATCCGAGCGTTCCAGGCGTCCAGCTGTCCTTGCCGTTCAAGACCCGGGAGAATCCGTACCAGCCGCCCGGCCGGTCCACGCCGCTCATGGAGCCGGGCTTCGAGGATCAGTACCACGTCTACCACGACCAGCGGAGCACGCGGGCCTAACCATGGACGACCTGAACAGACCACAAAAGCTCCCGCCCGTCGTCTTTCCGGAGATCCTCTCGCCGGAGGAACTCGATCTGGAGATCCGTCGGGTCTGGAAGATCTGCATCTTCGCGTCGACCCTGGTGCCGCTTCTGGCGTGCGTCGTCGCCGGACTCCTGGTCCTCGGCGTCACGGACCTGAAGACCGTCGGACTGGTCGCCTATCCGATCACGGCGATCGTGCTCATGACCTTCGGTCTCGCCTTCGTCATCCCGGCGACCCTGACCAGCATTCGAAGGGTCTCGGCGACGGTCCGGATGGCCTACACCGGCCTCTGCACGAACCAGCAGACGACCGACTCGATCAAGGCTTTCCTCGAGGAGGCCCGGCCAATCGTCGAGGTGATCAAGAACCAGACACAGGACGGATTCCTCGAGAAGATCGAGGGGCACCTGAAGACGATCGCCGACCGCGTCAAGAAGGACACCAACCCGCTTCCGACCGGACGACGGCCGGTCGTGGAGGACTGACGTGGGACGGGTCGAGATCCTCTTCACTCTCGTCCGGGCGCACGCTGCGATGAAGTTCCCGTGGCTCGCCAAGGTGAAGTTCGCCTTCTGCTCGGTCGCCGACCGACACCACGCCGAGAAGTGGCGCCAGTTCGCCCACACGAATCATCGCGTGTACACGGTCTGTTTCGCGAAGGCCTCCGAGACGGAACTAACGGACGAGGAGGTCCTCGGGATGTCTGCGCACGAGCTCGGGCACGTCGTCGGGAAGCGCCTGAGGTACCCCGAGCACACGAAGTCCCACCCAAGGTCGAAGGGGACGCCTAGGGTCGTCCAGGACGAGGCCGACCGGATCGCGATCGAGGTCCTAGGCTTCCGCGGTCTCCGGTACAACCGGCGGACGCTCCAGGAGCTCAGAGGATAGTGTCCCGGACCGTGTCCGGCAGCGTGAAGGCGACACCCATCTGGAACTCGGAGATCAGCCTCTTCGCCGTGTCGGGCGACACGAGCTTCCAGTAGAACGGATCCCCACGCTCGTCCCGGAACTGCAGGCAAGCGACGACCTCATCGTCGGAGACCTGGATCCGGAGCGGGCAGTTCGATCCTTTGATCTCGTAGACCTTCAGACGCTAATCCCCCACCCGGTCGCGTCTATATTCTACGGATTATACGGCCTATCGCCAAATGCAGCGGCACCAGTCGTGGATGTTACTGTAGTGGGAACAGAGCCCGTAGATCTCGACGCCGCAGACGACGCACTTCTTGCAGCCTGACTTGGGCTCGCTTCCGGTCGAATTACGGAGGCGGACGACGGCGACTGTGACGGTCGCGAGGAGGGTCGCGATCGACAGCCCGAGCGCCGTCGGATGGTGACTCAGAATGTTTACCATCGGTCGACCATTGATTCCCTCCTGCTCTACGGCGTGCTATTGTCCGTGATCAGCCCGAGCTGGTCAAGCGCCGAGAGCAGGGACGCCAGGGCCGCCCCGGTCGATCGGGACCCGGTCACTACCGGTCTGGGAACCGTCGTGTTCCCGTTGAAGGACATCTTCCGGACCCCACCGGTGTACTGGAAGTGGGCGATCTCGATCTCGTTCGGCCGGACGTAGATGTCCCTGTCGCCCTGCGTCAGGATCGCGACCGGCATCCCGAAGCCGATCAGAGTGCATTCGTTCGGCCATGTCCCATCGACGCCAGGAGGCCAGTTCGAGTTCTGAACACAGAGGCCTCCCGTGTTCTTCGTGTCCGCCACGCAGACAAAGCCGCTTCCGGACGGCATCGGCCCGCTGTACGGATTGTTTATGGTCACGAGGAGCTGGTCCGGCAGGCTCCTTTTCGCGTAGATCAGATCCCCGTTCGGGTACATGTCGTCGACGGTTGCCCCTCCGACGAAGAGAGGACCGCCGATCACGGTCGACGTCCCCGTGATTGGTGGAGGAGCATGGACCGGAGACCGGCGCTGGCAGGACGGAACGGCGCAGGCGAGCGCCATCAGGACGACCAGAGCGACGCGCATGTCTCCTCCCAGATGCATCTAATGTGGATTATGTGCCACTATAATCGTACGCAGAGAAGATTATCTAGTGGGGACTGTACATCACGTCCTGCATTACGACCTTCAGATGGATTGGGTCATTCAGAAGAACAGGCTCAGAGAAGTCGACCTCTACCTGGAACGCTTCGACCGAGTCGATCCTTCTGGGGGAGTACACATCTCCAACCGGAGTCCAGTAGTGAGGCCAGAACTCGCCTCTCTTCTGGAATTCATCAGCGACAGCTTTCGCTTGGACCTGGGCTGATTCGTTGGTGATCGGATTCTTCGGACAGTCGATCAGTGGGCGCCATGCAGCTCCGCACATCCTTTGCCACACGGTCTGGTGTCCAAATATAAAACTAACTCGAATGAACCTCATCGCAAACTTCGCTGCAGACCTCTCGTACCGCTCGAAGTGCAGTTCCATCCAGCGGAAGTCGTACTCGAGAGGAGTTCCAAGCTGTCCGCAGAGGCTCATGTTCGTATCCGCAGGCGTCTTGTAGACCCCGTCGTCGAATTTCATTTGATTCCGAAACGCATAATACCTACCAAGCGGTTGCTTTGCCGGGAGGATGATCGTGTCGAAAAGAGGCTGGGCCTTAGGTTTAAGGTAGCCCTCTCTTTGCCAAGGATAAAGACGGTTGGCAGTTGGCTTCGTCATGCTTATTTATTTTCCACCAATAAGATTACAGGGGGACGGGCTCGGAACCCGATCCCCCACACAAACGCACCGACCCGGAGCTCAGCCCGGCCAGCGGCGTAACTTCCCTTATGGAGCCGCCGCCGGGCGAGGCGGCAGCAGAACCTTCGTCCGACGCATCCTCTTCAGAAACTCCTTGTTGGAGTCCATGTTCTTGACGTTGGAGGCGACCAGCTCGTCGACCTTCTTCGCGAGTTGCTTCGTAAAGGCCGGGCCCGTGAACTTCTCGCCGCGGAGGCCGAGCTTGTACATCTCCTTCCATGGGATCAACCTATTATAGGTCGTGCTGCCCTTGATTGAGATGACCGTCACGCCTTCCGGGGTGAATACCACGGTTACCGGAGTCACGCCATCCATAAAGCCTCCTCTAACTACGACCGCAGAGCCACCAGATCAGGCGGCACAGCAAGTTCTTACAGTCCCGAGAGTGAACGAAGTCGGTCATTTATCTTCCACCAAGAAGATTACGTAGGTGAGCCGACTCTACCATTCCACATCAGCGCAGCTCCCTCTGGAGTATTAGACCGGGCTCCAGTGGCGCCACATCGACACTCGATCAGATATGGACCAAGCTCTGCGGTCGCGAGCTTTGCGTCTCCTCCGCAGAACGGGCACTTAGCAACTCCGATTATAGGTTTAGGACCATGCTTTAATTTCCAGTCAGCCTCGGCCTTCATCTGCTCGGCCTGTCTCATTCCCGGAGAATACCATGGCGTCTCCAGCTTGATCCGCGTTTGACATGGAACGCACCACTGACCCCAGGTGTCGATTGGTGTATCCTGGATCTTCCGTCCACAGGCACAGCAGTTTTTCATTTTATAATCGTATGCCGAGAAGATTACCTATGGAGCGTCCTCTTGATGTCCTCCCTGGTGATTTTTCCGGACTCCAAAAGTCTCACGAGGACATGGTCTCCGTTGCTGACGTGAACATGGACCCACTCCTCATCGGTCCACTCGACAGGTTGAAGCGCAGCGACTAGGGCATCGAAGCCGGAGTGGTTAAGTTCACCATTTTCGCGGCCGGTCACTCCGTAGAATGAATAGCCGCTAGCGCGAAAGATGGTTGCGCGGTTCGGATGGAGCCTGTTTTCTGACTCCTCAATTTGAACGCAAACCCTGAGACCCTTCTCCCACTTAGGCAACATTGAGAAGTTCCTGCTGGACCTCCGGCGGTCTGACTTCGGATTGACGACATCCTTAGTGACCTTGTACATCCCTGGTTTTAGGTCTGCGACGTTCATTCTGCCTCTCTTTCGATTGCCCGTAGAAGCGGGGTAAGACCAGGGCGAGGATCGCTGCTGTAGTTTACCAGGGCGCGAGCGGCGTGTTCGTAATCAAGTCCAGAGGCATTCGAGAACTTGTAGGCAAGGCTTTCCGTCATCTCCTCGAAGAATCTCCACGGATCCTCACCGACCATGTCACCGTATATTTTCTCTGCCGCCCTACGAAACCTCTCTCCATGTGGATCGCGAATGCCACGGACCTTCCACGCTCCCTTCGCCGTCTTATCTCTGAGTCTCATCAGATGACGGAACGAATCCGCATAGATCTGGGCATCCACAGTGATTTCCATGGTCAGTTCATCCACCAACGCCACGGCCACGCGGGAGGTCCCCACTCCAAGAATAGGTATGCAGCGAATCGGCCGATCCCCTCCCACTGATACCGGCAACGGCCGACCTCTGAACTCTTTCCGCAAGCTCTACAAGGCATTTATAATCTTCTTCCACTAAGATTACCTACGAGAAAAGTTTTCTGGACCAATAAAATCGGTCTCAACCAGGACCGGCTCTCCACCATGCATTGCGATCACGCAAAGTGCATACTTCTGTCCGGTTTTCGACGCTACCAGGAGAGCCTTATCTAAGGCCGCGCTTTTAAACTGATGGCGAGAGATAACCCTCCAGTCGGAGCGCCGCATGACAAACCACTTCTTCTTTGGGATCCGCCCACTACTTGTCAGTAGATTCATCGTGATCACCAATTTATCTTCGATTACCTAGGCAGCGATAATTATCTTCGATGGGTCCGTACCAGGGGGGTACAGGCCGCCTGGATTAAAGACAGAGCCGGTCCACGTCCAGCCTTGAGAGACGAGCGCGTTCCGGACGTCGATTGGCATTCCGACCGCGCTGATCTCCGCCCCAAACATAGCGTCTTTATTCGCTATCGCCGCGCTGATGCGCGGGTCGTTGAGGCTGATGATCGGGCCACTTGGGGCCGTTGGAGTGGAAATAGATGAGTATTGCAGTGGGGATGGGGGTGGGGGTTGATTCTGGGATACAGCTACAACAGAGGCTGCCGCATGATTGATCGCCTGAGAGACTGGAACTCCACTGTCGATGTTTTGCTGAGCAATTGCCATCGCTTGATCGGTGAGGCTGGCTACAGGATCACTCTTCTTGGAGAGAAAGAGGTACGCCAGTAGCGCCCCTCCACCGACTAACAATGGATCCATATTACCTCCGATGTCGCTCTATAATCTTCCCGTTGTACGATTATACGCCTACGGCACTCTATTTAGCTAGTGTGCCAGCTTATGCTTGTAATACACGGCCGACGTCACGCGAGCTTTCGTCGCGTGCTCACCTTCCTTGACGCCTTCAAAGATCCATTCCCTCTTGGCGTCGAGCCGGGTCATCTGCCCGCAGCCCTCGCAGACGACCTTCGGATCGCTGTATCCTGAAACTGGACCGATCGTAGCGATCGTCGCCGGAGACACCTTCTCGCGGCTCTTCGGGCAGTAGCCCGCCGTCTCGAGCTTCGCTGCAGCTCCGGCCCGTTCGGCGCCCGGCGTCTTGTGGCTCCGGAACTTCCAGGTGTCCTTGACGACACTGGCGACGGCTCCGCAGCCGGGACACCGGACGTAGACAGCCATCCTGTTGTACAGTCCCTTCAGGAGCGAATCCGGGACGGACTGTCCGCTCATCGGGCAGATCCCGGCCGCAGCGGCGAGCTCCCGCTTCTCCTCGGCGGCGCTCTTCGTGGCGCCGAGGAGGATCCGGAGCTCTTCCTCGGACGGACGAGGGTAGTGCGTGCCGTTGACGTCCGCCTCGACGAATACGAGAGGGTACTGGAAGTACGGCGTGACGTTCGGGATCCGGCGGATCACGTACTTGATGTCGACGTCGCCTCGGAAGTAGGCGCCTTCCAGGTAGACCTGGATGTTCCCCTTGAAGTAGTTTCCTCTCCAGTCGAACCTGATGACGGCGTTCTTCAGGTCCTGACGGGCACCGAGGACGTTCGCCAGCTTGCCGATGTTCTTGTAGACGAAGGAGTCCCGGGCGCGCTCGTACGAGTAGTTCGCCTGCTCCTCGGCCTTACTGTAGTCCACGGAGACGAAGGCATACAGCTGTTTCACCTGCATCCAGGTGGAGACGTAGCTGGTGTAGATACCGGCCTGCTGGGCCCTCTTCGTGTCGATCGCAACATAGTCGTGCCAGTTCTTGAATTTCGGGAAGCGCTCACCTCTTGGAGTAATCTCTCCGACGCTGGTTTTCATGGCCTTCACGAACTCGTCGTACGACTCCTTCGCGTGCGCACGGTAGGCCTTCAGGAGGTCCGTGCGGATCTTCTCGCCGATCGAGTTGAAGGCGTCCTCGAGCATCCGGATGATCCGGAGCATGGCGGGATTCTTCTCCCACTTCTTCATGGAGACGTCGAGCTTACCCATCACTCCTCCTCGGCCTTCGGGTTCGCAACAGCCCGGCGTTCCTCGTGGACCTTCTTCCGGGCGCGCCCGCGGATCCACTTCACCCGGCGCCGACCGCCGTCCGTCAGCTCGAAGAAGTACGGCCTCTTCGCGTTGGCATCGGTCTTGTTGCAGGCGACGAGACCGTTCTGGGCGGCCCGGGCCAGGATCGTATAGACCGTCCCTCGATTGACGCCGTCAGACCGAGGGCCGAGCGTCTCCAGGATCTGGTTGATCGTGACTGGCCCATTCTCGAGCTGCAGGAGGACCGACCTGGACAAGCCCGTCGGACCGTACGGATTTGGATGACCCTTCCGGAGTCGTGGATTCGGCAATGGATCCTCCCTGTAGAATTGTAGCCTTTCGACGCTGCTGAATCGATCTTCCCTTGGCGATCATGTCCCGGACGTTTTGGAGCTGCGTCCCGGGGCGGATGTGCTTGACGACGTTGACACATCTCCTGTTGTCGCACTCGTGGAGCAGTACGTTCCCTGGCGGAATCTCACCGATCAGCTGCCGGTAGAACCAGACGTGCGCCCGGACGACCCGCTCTCCGTCCCAGAACGCCCCGTAGCCGCCGTCCCACGGCTCCTTCGACCAGCGACGGATCGCGCCGGTCCAGTACCAGCAGCCGGTCAGCGGACCGATCCAGATCTTGTCTAGGAACAGGCCTAACCGGGTCTTTTCGGGCATGAAAACCTCAAGATTACCCCTGGTTACCGGCACGGAATACGAGCCTCCATAAGGTCCGTTTCCAGCGTTTCCGGTAGTTCCGGTCGTTCCGCTCAGGCAGGACTTCCATTCCACAGAAGCATAGCCCGTACGGGACGATCCCGTAGATCCGGGCGCGGATCCTGGTCTGGCGGATCGCGACGAAGTCCGGACGCTGACGGCAGACGCGACAAGTTACCATCTTGTGGACGCTCCACACAGGAGCGCCCGCAAGATGGGCCGGAGCACAAGTGCTCCGGCCCAGATAGAGAGGGGTTACGCCTTCGGAAGGGGCCTCCCCTCCTTAGGAGAATAGTCCTTGTAGACCATCTTCTTGATGCGGACGACCTCGTGGTGGTCGACCCCACGAATGATCGCCAGGGTGACGTTGTCGTCCTCTCTCGGAAATAGCTCCTCCAGAGTCCGCCTCATAATACCCTTCGAGGCGCTGCTGGGCTGATAGCCGAGCTCCCGGGCCTTCTGGAAGACCGCCTTGATGGTCTTATCCAGGAAGACCGGGCCTTCGACTCTATTGATGATCTTGTTGACGGTCGAGACGTCCAGCCCGAGCTCGGCCGCGATCCTTACCTGAGTGACCATGCCTACATCTCCTCCCTTCTCATCGAGAGCAGGACCGCGACGACCAGAACAAGGACGCCGAGCAGAAACAGTCCCGCGTTACCGTGAAAGTGATGCATGGGTTCCTCCTTCCTCAAAACTCGATGACACCGCGCTCCGTATCGATACGATGAATTTTCCAGGTGCAGACGAGATACTCCACCTCCTTGTCCGTCATGATGTCCAGGAGATCTCCAGCAAGGTAGACCGTCCACTTGTACTTCGTCTCGATCACCGGCGGATCCTCCTTCCCGTCGTCAGGATCGCCAGCGTCCGCTGCCGGACCTCGCGCTCCTGCTGCTTGCGCTCCCGGATCTCCTCCTTGTGATCCTCGTTGTACCGGCGCAGCTTCTCCTTGGTCTCCTCGGACATCGGCGGACCCTGGACGCCCAGGAGCTTCCGGGCGAGCCGACCGGCCGAGTCGTCCTGGCCCGATCGGCGCAGCTCGGCGACCCTGGCCCAGCCGTTGTCGATGTACCGCACCTCGGCGCGCCGCAGGGCTGCGTACAGGTGCGGGAACTTCTCGGGATTGACGTCCTTCGATCGCATCGCGCTCCTCCTTCCTCTAGGAAACAAATACGTAGTGCGTCCGACCGCCCCAGTTGGCGCAGGCGATCGGCTTGTGACGGTCGTCGTCGGACTTCATCCAGTTAGCCTTCGTCCCGGACGGGAAAGCGCTGCGGACCCAGGCCAGCGCATCCTCCTCGCTAGCGAGTGAGCAGACCTGGACGTCAAAGATGCCGACTCTCGTGACCGCGTGGAGATCGGTCTCAGGTAGCTTCTCTGAATTCAATGAACACCTCCTCTTCAGCGGACCATGACCTTCTGATTCACGGGATCCGTCGACGGAACGACACGGTACTCCCGGACCGCGGTCCAGCGGGAGTACAGATCCTTGGCGTACGTCTTAGCCTCGTCCGGCGAGCCGAAGCGCAGGCTATTGCCGCAGAACTTGCCGGAGTCGTCGGCGATCACCTAGACCGCGAAGCTGACGTGGTCCGGGTAGCTGATGCAAGTGGCACAGAACATGAGTCCTCCTTCTACAGGTTCTCGCAGATTGGTCCGATGCCCATCTGGATCGACCGGGGCGTCGTCAGGGGCCGGTTGCACCTCATGCAGCTGCCCTCCTGGTGGATCCGGTAGCCCTTAGCGGCCCAGGTCGAGAAGGCACCGTCCAGGGCCAGCGTCCATAGCATGTCGGCGTACTGGCGCCAGAGCGGGCTCTTGTCGGCCTTCGAGTGCCAGACGTGGATCCCGGAGTCGTCGACGAAGGCGAAGCCGGTGTAGTGGTCCGGATCGTCGTTCTGGGAGCCGGTCAGGAGAGACAGGACGCGCTTTCCGGGCGCGAACTCGGCGTCCGCGGCGTGCGTCCGGACCCAGAAGGTCCGGTACTCGCCGGTCGCCTTCGACTCGACCGTGTAGCGCCCGTTGAAGAGCTTGCAGGCCGGGCGCGCGGCCTTCGGTTCCATCGTGGACATCATGATATCCTCCTTCTTGAAAGTCGTCGTGTACACGCGCTAGTCCAGGTTGAACGGCTCGTCGCACAGGCCGCAGACGATCGGGCCCTGCTCGAAGAGCTTCGCCGAGCCACGGATGATCCTGGGCTCGTCGCACTGGCAGACCGCCTTCAGCTGGCGGTTCTTCTGGGTCGTCTGGATCGTCAGGAAGCCGCCGGGCCAGACCGGCAGGGCCTTCAGGAACTCCCCCTGGATCCGCTTGGCGAGCTCCGGAGAGGCCTTCGTGGCCGTCCAGGGCTTCACGAGGCCGACCCTGGCCGCGAGCCGGGAGAACTGCGCCCGGTGTCCGCAGCCCATCGGCAGGGTCGCGTGGACCATTTCGTGGAGCAGGACCTCGACCAGCTCGTACGGCGTCCGGAGCGTCGGGGAGATCAGGAGGACCCGGTCCCCCTCGATCTTGCCGTCGGCCGAGCCGCCCTTGTAGTGGCACTCGCCGATCCGACGCCGGTTCGCCGACGTCCCGCCCTTGGCCGGGAACGACCAGGAGATCGCGACGCGCTCCGGCGCCTCCTTCAGGAGCTTACGCCGCAGGAGGGCGTACGCCGCCCGCAGCCACGTCTCCCGGTTGACCGTGTCCTTCTTCACCTGGGGACCTCCTTTCCTCATGACATGATTCTATACGACTACTGTACAGTAGTCAAACGAAAAATATGCGATTTGGCATGAAATGATCCTTTTATGCCATCCCTAGGAGGGATTTACGGCTTAGATGGGTGCCTGGGAGGATGCCCAAAGTACCCTTGGTATGCTTTGACGTAGGCCGCAGCGGCAGCTTCCTCGGTCTCGAAGTGTCCTAACCAAAGGACTGCCGTCCAGTGATCTCTGAAGGGCTGAACTCCACGATGGCGAGACTTACCGTCTCTGTGCTTCCTGCCGTTCCTGGCATTCTCAGCCCTAGTGCTTTGAATCAGGTTTCCTCTTCGGTTGTTAAAACCGTCTCCATCTTCGTGGTCGACTTCACCTACACCTGGAGGAAGGTTGAAAATAAACCGATGCATTCTTGTCCAGCGACCATCAATCTTTCCTTTTGCGTACCGCTGTCCGTTCTTCCTGATATCCGGATACCAGCGGTACTTCGAGACACGCTCGAAGTCCTCCTCGTCAACTAGTGCGACGAGCCCGCTCTTTCCAAGCTTGATTTCCATCGTCTACAACCTCACGGAAGTACCTTTCCGGCCTCCAGACCCGGGGTTCCATGCCCCCGGAGGGGCCCGGGTAAGGTGTCCGGGCCCCTCCAGCGTTCAGGGAGGGGTATGGGAGCCCCTATCCTGGGAAGGCAGGGCTCCGGGCTTTCGTGGAACGTACAGAGGCCCGCAGAGGGGCCGGTACTCGCAGGTCGAGCTCTTCGCCATGTCCCGGTCGGTCGATACCGTGAACCGGCAGTCCGAGCAGGGGACCCCGACGAAGCGCATGTTGACCCCGTCCCGCTCCAGGCCCTGGATGGCGGTGGCGAGGTGCTTTGGGTCCTCCCCGGCCACCTTCCGGAGCAGGTAGACCGCTCCGGACTCGACGCAGGCGACCGGGATGTCCCCCTCGATCGTCACAGCTTCTTCAGCTCCTCGCCGGTCACTTTCCGCATGGTCAGGGTCTCCTGGATCGCGACCTCCAGGATCTCGACGTTCTCGAACTCGTCGGCGGCGAAGTGCTCCTTGACCTTCCGGAGGAGCGCCTCGGGGCTTCCGGCCGTGACCGGGTTGCCGGTCTCGTCCGTCAGGGGATCGTCGACCGAGTCGGTCTTCGTGAGCTCGAACTTCGGCACGCCGGTGCCGATGTAGGCGCCGTCGGCGTCCTTCGGAAGCTCCTTTCCGTCAGGCCCCACCAGGACCGGCTTCAGGTTGGTCTGCAGGACCGGTGTCCGGAACGTCGACTTCTTTTTCACCACCGCTGTGAACCGGGGCATCTGGAACCTCCTTCTTCTCCATGACCTTCAAACGATGCTTCGCGCCGACGGCCTCGCCGTTGAACGTGGCGATCGCGCGGCGGGCGAAGACGACAGTCTCGACGACGCCGGTCCCTCCAGACTTCTGGAAGGCCAGCAGGAGGGCCCGGTTCTTGTTGGTGAAGATCGGATTTCCGTCCTCCTGGACCTGGAACCAGCCCTTCACCTCGGTCAGGATCCAGATCTCATACTGCTCGGGCTCGTCCGGCTTGCTCTTTTTTCCCATGGCCTACTCCACCCCCGGACGGCGCCGGAGGCCTCCGCGGCCGAACGGGCTGCTCTGGGGCTTCTCGGACGTGCCGGTGCCGTCGGTCGACTCCTCGACGGGCTGCTCGACGTCGGCGAGGTCCGGCGGCTGGATTGCCTCGGGATCCGGCGTGAACTCCACCACGGGGATCCAGACCATGCCTTTGGGCTCCTCGACGTCCCAGGAGGCGAACAGAACCTCGTCACCATCCTTCCGGTAGGCCAGGACCGAGCCGTCCTCGTAGCCGTCCTCCGGATCCTTCGCGTTGACGATCCGCTGCCCCGGGAGCGGGGCCATCAGAACCTGAATGCCGCTGCTCATCGCCAGATCCTCCTTGCAGTTGATTTTCCTTCGAAGTACATTAAATATTCCTTTCCATCCCTCTCTCGACGGGGCGCCGAGACAACGCTCGGCGCCCCATCCCTACTGTCAGTCACACGACGCCTAGAGATTCTCCGTCAGGTACTTCAGCAGCGTCTCCTTCGACTCGAAGACCCGGTCCTCGTACCTCGGGACCTTCGGCATCCGCGGCGGCCGAATGCTCCGGGCTAGACCTGGGAACATGACCTTGAAGGCCTCGCGCACCGCCTGCCGGTCTTCGTCGTCCTTCCAGGACTCCCCGGCGCCCTTGTCGTTGATCGTCCGGATCACGGCGCCCATGCCGTTGATCATCTTGTCGACGATCTCGTCCGGATCCATCCCCTCGAACGGATTCTGGAAGTCCGGCACGACAGGTTCACGCGGCAGCTGCTCCTGGAGATTCAGCGTGTAGCCGTTGTCGACCTTTGAGATCTGGACGACCACCGTAGGCCCTGCGTTGGACCGTGTCAGGTATCTACCGACTCCATGAGCGATGTCATCAGACAGTATAGGCTCTCCTAATTCTATTGATCACAGTCGTGGGACTTCAGGCACTTCATACAGAGCGGCGCCTCGCAGCCGATGCACTTCGAGACCGCGTTCTTCCAGCAACCGCAGCCGACGGCCTGCCCGATGCCGTGACGCCTCGGCTCCGCCGCCTGGAGCCCTAGCATCCCCTGGATCTGGGCCATGGCGTCCTTCATGTTGAGCGGACCGGGCGCGTTGATGGAGATGTTCCTCTTGGTCGGCTGTTGACCGGGCTTAAATTCGTCGACGTTCAGGTTGTACTTCGAGCTGAGCGTCTGGCCCATCATGAGCGGCCGGATCTGCCGACGGATCGGATCGTCAGACGTCTGGACACAGTCCAGGCAGCAGCAGAGCGGACACTTCATACGCTTGACGACGCCGGTCCTGGGGTCTGGAACGAACACCTCCTTGCCGGACTCATGGTGGTTGTTATTACAGACCTGACAGACCATGATCATCCGCTCGCCGAAGCTTCCGCGTCCGAATTCGCTCATGACTTCTCCTTGTTGATCCGGCGGCGGAGCCTGTCAGCCCTCTTCTCAGCCTCTCGCATCGAGTACGGTCCCGTGATCTCGATGGGATCGAGCTTCTTGTCGAGGACAAGCACATTGAAGCGGGTTCGACAGTAGTGCCCGCGTCCGTCATGCGGACAGACCATCGGCACGACCGCGACGAGCTTCTTGTGGATCGCGGCCTTCATGAGCGCATCCTTGCGCTTCGTCTTCTTGAAGCAGTCGCCGCAGACCGGCCCGAGCTTCTCGTCCTCTGTCAAGAGGAGCTTTTCGCAGGAGTAGCAGAACTCCTCGGAGATCTTCGGTTTCCTGGTCATGGTCTCCATCTATACCCCTTCTTCTTCCGCCGTATACTACCCTAAGCCTTTGGGATTGTCACTCTTCTTTAATTAAGTGCCAGCTCGATTCCGAAGGCGCCTTCTGGTCTTCAGGAGGCCGCAGAATCCACCGAACAAGATGACCAGCCCATAGACCGCGACGGAGACGCAGCCGATCGGATCGCAGTTGAAGTCGTAGTAGAGAACGATGGCAACCGAGACGACCAGGATGCCGATGATCGTGAAGAGCATCGAGGTCGTGAACGTCATCGTTACCTCTCCCTCATCTTGTCGAACGTGCTGGCGACCGTATCCTCCTCGGTGTGGACGTAGATCTTCGCCAGCTCGATCGACGACCATCGGAGCTGCGTCCGGACGTAGTTCAGGTCGAACCCGGCGGCGATCAGGCGGCTGGCGCGCGTGTGCCGGAGGATATGGATCAGGCTGGACCTGTCCGGCTTGATCCGGTCTAGGATCCTCTCGAAGTTCCGCTGGAGCGTCCGCTTCGCAATCGGGAATAGGAGTTCGTCCGGCTTCAGCTTCTTGACCCAGGCCCGGAGCTCCTTCGAGAAGTCCCCGTTGTTGTCGAGGTGGACCGGCAGGAGCGGGTGACCAGCCTTCTTCAGAGTCGGCATCCGGATCACCGAGAGCGGTCCGTCCTTCCATTCGATGTACTGCTTTCGGACGAGCAGGGCCTCGCTGCACCGGCAGCCGGTCTCGAGGATGAACCGGATCGTGATCCCGGCCGGATCCTCGAGCTTCCGGGACGCCGTCGTGACCTTGTGGAATTCTCTGTTGTCGAGGAACTTCCTGGAGTCGATCGATGCGTTCGTCGCGGAGAGCGTCGCGCCGCGGTAGTACTTCGACTTGCAGCAGCCGTCGACGCAGGAGATCAGCTTGTCCCGGCGCCCCGGGACCTTGAGCGTCTTGCGCTTGCAGACGTGGGACGGCGGCGTGCAGACCTTCGCGCGAGCGACCATGTTGTAGCGCGCCAGGAAGTCCTTCGAGCAGACGTAGCAGGTCGCCTGGATCCGGTATTCCTTCTTCTTCGCCATGGGCCTCCTAGTGTGGGCCAGCAGGGGTCACTGTAGAGAGCTCTTCGATCGTCAGAAGCGCACAGGCCTTGCGACGCGCCTTCAGGAGGACGCCCGGAAAGCCAGGGGCGTCCGGCTTGAGAGTCATGATCGCCATGTCCTGGAAGATCGACTGGAAATCACTGATCGTGAAGCGCCAGTGATCCTCCGGGTACGCATGATACGGAAATCCAGGAGAGCGAGTCGTGATGACCAGCAGACCGCCGACCTTCGTGACACCCTTCATCTGCGTGACGACCATCCGCCAGTCCCGGACGTGCTCGAGCATCTCTGTCGAGATGACGACGTCGAACGACTCTTCGCCGAAAGTCTTGATCAGTTCGTTCGCCGAGACAACCCGATCAACGCAGGGTCCTGGCTGCGAGTCGACGCCGACATAGCAGCTCGCGCCAAGCGATCCGATGACCTCCCGAGGCGTCCCGTTGACGTTGTAGCTGCCGACCTCGAGGACGGTCTTGGACAGGATCTCGCTTCCTTTGATTTCCTGCCGTAGAAAGTCGATGACGGATTGATGCATATGGTTTCCTAACTATAGCATTCCTGATGGTGGCACACTAGGGAATTAATGTGCCATGAGCATTTCCCGAAGCATCAACCCCATCAGGGCGACCAGGATCGCGGCGAGCGCGATGAGCTTCCAGCAGCCCAGACAGGACCACCAGGGGTGCGTGTGCGGGTACTCGTCGACGATGAGGCTCATTCCTCGACCAGCTGCTCCCAGGTGCGCGAGCCCGCCATGCGGATCTCGAAGTCGCGCCCGACCTTCCGGATCTCGTCGATCCGGTCGACGGTCCTCCGGGACAGCTCCCACTCGTCCATCAGCTCCCGCAGGAGGATCCCGAACTCACGGGATCCTCGGACGGCGGATTTCGGCGGATTACCCCTGGTTACCGGTGCGGAACTCGACGTTCCGTGAGGCAGTTCGTCCGGCCAGTCGGCGTATTCCTGGTCCTGGACGGGGATCGGCTCCTGGATGATCCAGGACGCCGTTCCCTCGAACATCGCGGCGTACTGGTCGTCGGTCAGGCCGAGCTTCTCGGCGAGCCTCAGCCAGTCGACGTCCGTGAAGTCCCCGAGCGTGCCCACCTCGGAGAGGTGCTGGATGAAGGCGGTCGTCTCGGACTCGCGGACGGGGTTCGCCTGCGGGTGGGTCGCCTGGAACCGCTCGAATTCGGCGATCAGGTTCATCGTTCAGTGAGCCGTGTAGCTCACCCTCATGTCATTCCGTAGCCAGCAGACCCGGCAGTCCTTGCAGTTGTCCGTCGCCTTCCGCTCGGCGGGGGTCATCGTCTCGAGGAGCCGGTCCAGGGCCTCTCGGTTCTGGCCGGTCCAGATCTTCCCGACGCGCTCGAGCGCGCCGGAGCAGGACTTCCAGCCGTCGACGTACGCAGGGCAGGACCAGTCGGCGATCCCGGACTTGAGCGGATCGACCTGCAGGCCGCCCTTCTTCGTCTCCCAGTAGTTCGCCGTCGATCCCGCGGCGAGGCCTGGGATCATGGGCGCCCGCTCGTTGAAGTGGTAGGCCGACGGCCGGAGCGCCAGATTCTCCGGGACGCCTTTCTGGAACTCTGCCGTGTAGACCGGCAGCATCCACATGCGAGTCGGACACCAGAACTTCAGGTGCGGCAGGGACTCGACGACGGTCTTCCAGGCCCGCCAGTAGCGCATGTCGAAGAGGTCGCCGGAGTCGTGGATCCGGACGAAGTCCGGACTCTCGCCCTCCCTGCCACGCTTCTTCGTGTTCCGGGAGGCGGTCTCGACGGCGGCGCCGAGGTCCTCGGCGAGCTGGACGCCGGACGGGTCGTCCCTCAGGGACTCCTTGATCCACCGGAAACGAGCCGTCTGGTACATCTGCTGCAGCTCGTACATGAAGTTGCCCTTGTTCGCGTAGCACTTCCGGCAGATCTGCTCGTCGTAGTCCATCGGACGCGGGTCGACGTCGCCGAGCGCGTAGTGCTTCCGGTAGGTGTCCGGAAGCGCCGAGGACGGACAGGCACCGCTTACGTGCTCGACCGGACCGGCCGGGATCCCGAACGAGATCGACGCCATCTTCCGGTTCGCCGTGAAGAACGGCGCGCCATTCGTCAGGCAGATCTTCCCGCCGACCGGCACCTCGATCGGCTCTGAGAACAGGATGAAGGGGTCGCCGTCCCACTGGTCGAAGGCGTCGACCTCGACCATCTTGCCTTTTTGCCGGGCCTGGATGATGACTTCGCCACGTTTCGGAAACGGGTGCATCTCGAGCTCGACGGACTCGAGCTTGCTGATGCCGATGTCCCGGTTAGCGAAGGTCGCGTCAATGACGTCGCCGGGGTTCTCTCTCACGGATCCGCCTCCCCTGTTCGATCTCCTAGTGTGCCAGATTTCTTTGGGTAGGTCTAGATGTTCACGCCAGCTTGTCTATGAGCTTCTGGCTTTGGACGAACGACATCCGGACCACGCAGATTCTCGGAGGCGCCCCAACTTCGTAACGACGTGCGTCCTCGTGGTGGTGGATCTCGACGGTCGTCCATCGACGCTTCGTTCCCCAGTTCCGAGTGATCAGGAGGACGGTCTTCCCGCACTTCGGACACTCCATCGGCGGTCTCTTACTCACTCCTCTTCTCCTTCCACTGTCGCTTCCTTCGGACTGAAGTTCTTGTGACGCTTCCGACGGCAGTTCCTTTTACGGCTCCATCGTTTCATGTCGAGGAAAGTGACGACGACGTGATCCTCCGGACTGCAGACCGCGATCAACCTGACCCCAAAGACCTGGATCTCGTATATGAGCCGTCCGTAATGAAGTTTGATGAGCTTCGCCTGACTCGAGTTCAAGGCCTTCGAGATCTCGGCCTCGGCTGCCATATCCATCAGTAGGCCGATCCGCTTGGCGAGCCGTGCCATGGCGTGCGGCGAGAACTTCCAGGGCCTAGAAGTCATCGTGTACACGCCCTAGTTCTTTCCCTTGACCCTCATCCGCATCATCCGACGTCGGAAACAGTCGCCCTTGTCGCGACACTCGACCTCGCCGTCCAGGCTGATCTTCGCGCCATTTACTTTCAGCCAAGAGTATCCACAGTCGACGCAAATCAGCAGGCCGTGTTTGTTCGCTGTCCGCCAGCGACGGAGATGGGCGGCCTCTCTTCGACGGCTGCTGTCGATCACGTAGTAGCCGAATGTCAGATAGGCTTTTTTGGTTCCCACTGCTCAATCCTCTTCAGATCGGATACCGTACTCCGACCTTTATAGCCCGCCACAATAATCCAAGTTTCCAGCCGCTCCAGAGATTGAAGAGTTTCGCTCCCATAATCAAGAACCCAATATCATTTCTAGTCAGGTAGATTCCGAAGACTGGAACGTGATGCCACGTCGTCACGAGATCGACGCCACACAACCCGAGACGCAGGTAGTACGGGCAGATCGGACGCGCCCACAGTGGTGTCCTTAGGAGCACTCTTCAGCCTTTCTGTGTCAACGCGGCCTTCAGGATGGCCTTCACCTTCTCGACGTCCGGCTTCATGCTCCCCCGTGTACCGGCCACGTTGAGGACGCTGGGCCGGTGCTCGAGGAGCCACACCCACAGGAAGTCGGCCGCCGCCCGAACGTCACTCCCTTCGAGGTTGATGACGTAGAACGGCTTCTGGAGCTCCTTGCATAGCTTCACCGTCAAAAGGCAGCCGGGCTCATCGTTGATCGGCCCCGACGTGAAGACGACGGTCGCGTGCGCTTCGGAGACGTTCGCCCTGGTCCTTGCCGGATAGCTAGTGACAGGGCATTCCTTCATTCCCACATATTTGTCGGGAAGCCTGCCGTCCTCTGTCCGTCGTCCTTTCGGAATCCATCCTCCGTACGGCAGGCCGCTGTCGATCGCGAAGTCCAGGGCCGCGCGGTCGACGCCGGTCTGACCTCCGGAGATGATCATCAGGCAGGGAACCTTCATCTCTTTGGGCACTCTTCACCTTTTCTGTGCCAACCTACGGTTCCGGAATCTCGATCACATCGACCTTTGCTTTCCCAGCGCCAGCCTCAAGGATGGTCGCCACGTTCCGAAGCATCCGAATGACGATCGGTCTCATCTTTGGGTGCGAGTAGAAATCTATGGCGCAGCCGACCTTGACTGCCTCATGGTCTGAGGTGGCGTTCTCGTTGTACACGATGACCCCAACCGCGAAGTACCCCTTACTCGCGAGCTGAACCATGAGGTCGTCGATCAGGTTCTTGCTATCGCGCTGTATTTGATCCATCGTGCACTCTTTACCTCTTCTGTGCCAAGGTGCCCAACTTCCGCTCGGACACGACATCGACGAGCGTCGCTATGGAATTAATTCTGATCCAATTAGGATCTCTCGACGGATCCGAGATCTGGATGGACTTCTCGTACGCCCGGTCGGAGTCGTCCTTGAAGATCACGATCTGATGGATGATCTTCAGCTTGACGCACATCTCAAGCATCAGAGACATCTCCTCGTCTAAGTGGAACGTTTGATTTGGCATTCTTTACCTCAGTCAGCCGTCTTTATGTTTTTCCGGTCCAGGTATTCACGGAGTGACTCAGTCTTCCGTTCTCCAGCCTTCACGCATTTAGTTCCGCCACAGTAGCGAACGGGTTCGTAAGCCTGCTCCTCGCTGCCAGCTTCGTATAGGGCGCCGCAGACAGTACAGGTCGCAATCATAGATCCTCCTACAGAGCCTTCTTCTTCCTGTCGTACTCTGGCACGAAGTTGTTCACAAGATCGTGCTGGAGCTTCTGGTCATATTCGGGCGTTTTCGACGGCTTTTGGAAAGCTTCGCGCCACTCCTCGTCGACATATCCAAGAAATGTGTGCGCTTCCGCTAAGAGGTACTCGAAGTTATCCTCTAGCTTCCTTTTCCGCTTCGGATTCGTTTCCTCCCACCACGCCTGCCACGTCTTCTCCAGAGTACGAATAACTCGATGGAGATTGCTGATCGGCATTCCCATTCCCATAGATACCTCCTTCTTCCAGTGGCACTCAATCTGCCTTCTGTGCCTACTAGTTTTGATCCGTAGGTAATGGTTTAGCTGGCGGTGTCAGCCCGTCCCGGAGAAGATCGTATCCGCATTCCAAGAGACCGCGCATCTTCAGTCGACTGTCACCATCGGCCCAGCATCGGGTATCCTGGCCGTCAAATACCATCAGGACGTAGACCCCTTTTTGGCCGATAAACTCCTTGAGCTTATCCTGGATCTCCTTCAGCCCGGCATCATCCATGGCTTCTCCTTTGGCACTCAATTCGGCTTCTGTGCCGTCAGTGTAGCCTTCCTACGCGCGAGCATCTTGTCGGCCTGATCGTAGGCAATCTCGCTAAGGTCTTGCTTTGGACTATAGCTTCCTGACGCGAGCATCCCCTGGAGGGCAATCCCAGCGAAGTGGTCCCTAAGAGTGAGCCCGAACGGGATTGCAAATGGAGCTTCCTTCTCCAGGGCGGCCTGTAGTTTGTTCCATGCTTCCGGCGGAATCATCGTGTCCTCCCTTGGCACTCAATAGGTCAATTGTGCCGCCTAGCTGATATTACAGTGTCGTGGAGCTCGACCAGACCAAGCATCTGCTGGTAGCTATGAACCCACTCTACCATCCGGCGCATCAAGCCAAAGTCTTCGCCCTTGGCGTATAGGCCGATGATTTTTACACCGCGCGCAAAAGCCATTCCGAGCTCAGCCGAGGCATCCTTCCCAGACGGACCGATATACAGAACACAGTCAGAGTTCATGGCGCTGTTCGTGTCGTAGTCGAACGAGTCCTTCCCACGCTGCGACCAGACCCAGTCGTCGAACGGCATCGACTTCCCGTCCTTCGTCGCCTCATGACCTTTCTGCTCGCCATGATTGTTCTCGACGAACGACAGGACCTCGTGACCTCGGTCCCGAAGCATGGACGTCAGCATCTCGACAGCGTGCTGGTGCTTCCAGCTGGCAGCGATGTAGACCTTCATTCCTCTTCTCCGTTCAGCTCTAAAGTATCTACCTAATCCCCTCAACCGTCGTGAACGAGATCACCTGTCCGTCTTTACTACCGCGCGCGAAGACCGTTCCGGACGATCCAACGGCCAGGGTGATCCAGGCTCCCGGCTCGAGGACGACGTACTTCTCTTTCTCGTATCAGGTTCTCTTGCTTGACCAGATGTAGACTCTCCCGGAGTTCGACGAATCGGCGGAGATCTTCAGTGAGAATCCAGGAGGAACGAGTTCAACCGGCTCTAGCTTCGACGACTTCTTTCCATTCAGCGTGATCCGGTTCATGGCTGCTCCTTCGACAGGTTACGTGCCTCGATCATGTCATCCGCGAGCTTGTAGGCTAGACGTGCCGCGATTTTCGGAGAATCTTGAGTGAGGTACAGACCAATCACCTGACCGGCGAAGTAGTCCCGGAGCGACATTCCGCGCTCGCCGTCGTCGGGATTGTCGTACGGGAATGCCGCGCCGCCGTCTTCCGGTTTGTCCATTTCTCTTCAGTCCTTCTTCCGTTCCTTCAGCTCGGCCAGCTCCGCCCGCAGTCGCCGGATCTCCAGCCGGTCCAGCTCCTGGACGAACTTCATCATCCTGTCCCGGCCGTACGCCGTGACGTCGTCGCTCCACTTGAACTTAACTCTCACGTAGTCGAACAGCCCGGAGGCGAACATGTGGTAGAGCATGTCCTGGGTGATCTCCTTCCCATGAAGCGACTCTTCGTCGATCCTAACCTCATGGAAGCTGAGACCAGTCCACTGGATGTAGCCGCCGACCATGCTACTTCCGGATGAGCAGGTAGACGTCCCACTCGGCGCCCGCACCGCCCTGCTCGCCACCGCAGCACATGGCGTCGGCCGCGATCCCGACGATCTCGCCGCCGATCTTTCCGGCCTGGATCAGCGCGTTTTGTTTCGCCTCCTCGGCGCTTGCGTGCGAGGTGCCGACAGCGATCTCATACGTCCAACGTGGCCACCACAGGAATCGCCAGAGCCACCAGAACATAAAGCCTCCTTAGTGAGCGATCATATGAAACAGCTTCACGGAGATCCCAGCGACCGCCGCGAATAGAATAATGATGGTAAAGCAGCCGATCAGGCTCATAGAGCATCCGACAGCCGTCTTCTGATTTTCGTTCATCTTCATAAATTGCAACAGAGCTTCTTGCAATCCGGCGGCGAGAACTCGCCAATCGGTTTTCCACGGGAGACCTCGGCGTCCGTCCAGTAGTGGAACAAGCGACACTCCGTAACGAGCCAGTGCTTGTACTTATCGAGACCATGCCTCTTTACGCACTCCAGGCACATCGAGGATCCCGGAACGCCCTGCTTGAAGTAGTGACGTTCACCTCTCTCGAAATTCTTCCTGCACGGCAGGCAATGATCCATCCTCTGCGGGACGTGCTCGGCGACTCGCCCAGCGGCCTCCTCACACCATGGACAGAGGAACGTATCGGACGGATTCCAGGTGTGGTTCTTTCCGGAGCACTCTACCATGGCGTAGGTGCCGTCGGTCTCGACGATGAAGTCACCGAGCTTGAATCTCATGAGATCGGTTCCAGGAGGACAATGACGCGGTACTTTCCTGACTTCACGTCTTCTGGCCCCATGAAGCCACGTAGGTCTGTTTCTCCTGTATTGAGACGAAGGCGTGCGTAAAGGCCCATTGAAGAGCTTGCCTGCTGATCGATTGTTCCAACGAGCACGTTCGAGTACCGATCGAATACCTTCTCCGGGACCTGATTCGCGAGATTGACCAGCGTCTGGATCTCGGACTGACACTGTGAGACCCGGATCTTCGCGTCATCGGCCGCCTGACGAGTCTGCTTGACGACGGCCTCGAGATCCTTGACACCCTGGGCGATAATCGCCTCGATGCTCTTCTTGAACATGCTCACCTCCTTCTTCTCCAGGAGCTCTCCGCGCCAAACTTAGTTCAATCGCGTAAATCTTCGACCTGACACTGTCGGTCAACGTGACTTACAAGGGCTTCCGAGAAGTCCTTCGGAGTCATCTTTACGATTATGAACGGCCTTGACCCGATGTCACCGCCAACCTCAATTTCAATCGTCCGCTCGTTTGAACGGAGATTGACCCCGCAGGAGATCCTGCACCAACCGTTTTTCTTTGTAAGCATATCGAGTTTAATATGACATGGCACATTACTATGTCAAATAGAATGTGGCACAGAAGATATTTACTGTGCCACCGACTTCTTCGGGGTGTACCACTTCGAAAGTGACAGTGTACACGGACCGCAGAGGTCGGCCAGCTCGAAGTGAATCTTGTTCCGGACGACGACCGGCATCGAGAGGCGGGATCCACGTCTGACGCTGGTGTCCGCCGGATCCGTCGCCTCTCCAGGGTAGCTCTCGGCGAACTTCTTTCCGCAGCGGTCGCAGTTATAGATGGTCCTTTTCGTCTTCTCGTTCGTCTTCCTCACGGTCAGTCTTCCTTCTTGCCGAAGAAGCCCTTGATGAGCTTCGAAGCGATTCCGACGATCTTCCCCTGGTCCTTCCCTTCGCCGTGGCCGACGGCCTCCTCGACGACCTCCATGAGGTCGGCTTTGAACTTCTCCTGGTTCTGGCCGCCGTACTTCGCGACGAACGCATCGATCTTCCGGACGAGGTCCACTAGCATCTTCGATCTCCTTGTATAATCCAGTCAGACTACGCCCCAACCTGGGGAGGGTCCGAAGCGGGTGTTCCGCCAGGGCCCTCCCTACCCTAGAATTCTATCGGCCCCTTCTTGACGACGGCCGGGACTCCGGCGACCATCGTGTTCGCCGGGACGTCCTCCCGGACGACAGCGCCAGCGGCGATCGTCGCTCCGGCGCCGACCTGGACGTCCGGCAGGATCGTCGCGTTCGCCCCGACCAGAACGTCGTCGTCGAGCCGGACGTGGCTGCACAGGACGGCCCCCGGCGAGATGACGCAGTGGTCCCGGATCACCGCGTCGTGCCCAATCGAGGCGCCGCGGTTCACGATGACGTGTCGGCCGACGTACGACCAGGACCCCAGGATCGCCCCGACGTTGACGATCGACCAGGAGTCGACCCTGGAGCCCTTCTGCTGGATCGCCGTCGCGTGAACGATCGGATTCCCGAGGATCGCCAGACTGTGCTCGAGAGTCTCAAGTAGAGGGACCGCCTGCTTCCGGGAGAACCCCAGGACGCAGCGATTCCCGAATTTTTCACGGAGATTGCTATTCGCGAAGTTGCTGAAGTTCCGAATGATCGCGACGTCGGAGTTCAGTCGGCCGACCCGCTCGGCGAGAGTGGCGCGCCCAGGACGCGGATCTTCCGGAACGTTCAGGACGACCAGCTCGAGCTGTCCACCGACCGACTCGATGCAGTCGACGATGTCCCCGAACAGGTGCGAGTACCCGAACATGACGAACGGTCTGCTCATCGCTGTCCTCCCATGTGCATTTTGGTCCGGAACTCGTTCGGGGTCATGACCCGGCGACCGACCATCTTCGCGAGGTGGTGGGCACGCTCGACCATCCGCATGTTCGTCGCCAGAGTCTGGCGCTCGTGGTCCAGGTAGATTGAGTCTTCTAGGCCTACTCGAACTCCACCGCCGGAGACCGCCGCCAGCATGTTCGCCTGGAACTGCGCGTCGCCGATTCCGCCGAAGGACCAGATGGTCTCCCTAGGGAGATCCCGGACGAGCAGTCCAGCGTGCAGGAGATCGAACTGCGCACCGGCGATGTTCCCGAGGAAGATGTTCGCGTAGAGTGGAGCACGGATGTGCCCCTTCGCGAGGAGGTACCTCGCGTAGTTGACCATCCCGAGGTCGAAGATCTCGAGCTCCGGGACGACCCCGTAACTCTCCATCAGATTCGCCAGTGCTTGGATGACCGACGGATCGTTGACAGACGCCTGGGACGAGAAGTTCAGCGACGAGAGCGTCAGCGATCCCATGTCCGGCCGGAGCGCGCCTTCTAGCTTAAGAGGATCCGCACGCTTCGTGAGGTCCTGGACGTTTCGGCCGGAGAGCGAGACGCAGATGACAAGCTCCGGAGCTTTCCGGCGGATCCCCTCGATGATGGCGCCGTAGACTTCCTTCTTGTACGTCGGCTGGCCATTCTCGTCACGGGCGTGTAGATGGACCGACGTGATACCAAAGCTGCCGTGGCACCAGAGGACCTCCTCGACGATCTCGCCTACCGAGATCGGCACGTACGGCGTCATCGCCTTCGTCGGGACCATCCCGGTCGGCGTCAGGTTCACGATCATTGGCATCATCCGTGCAACCCCCTCGTAGCCGGGACAACGAACTCTTCCATGCACCGGTCGATCGTATATGCCGAAAGCTCGATATGAGCGGTCTTGGCGATCCGCTCAAGAGTCTTCTCGTCCTTAAGGATGTCCCGGATGCTCTCGACAAAGTAGCCGAACATGTCCGGATCGGCCGACGGGATCTCCAGGTAGTGGCGCCCAGCTACTGCTGGAAATGCGTCCCGAGGCTCCGTGACCAGCGCCGCCGACGAGGCAATCCCCTGCCAGAGGCGCATCCCGGGGAAGCTCGGCTCGTCGGAATGACCCACATACAGATCGATCTTGGATCGGTCGAGCTCGACTTTCCGCGCAAGACCGAATGAGTGGATCCAGAGAAGCTTCGGGAACGACTTTCTCAGCTTTCCAAGGATCCAGTTCCTCCGTCCTATGGCGTTCCCACGAAAGGCGATGTCGGTGGTCTTGGTCGGCCAATGCGGACGCCCCAGGATCGCAGGTTCGTAGCCGATCGGCGCGAAGGCCGTCTCCCGGTACTTCCCAGCCCAGAAGTTTGCGACCGTCGATGTTCCACCGAGCAGCAGGTCAAACCGGTCCGGACAGTAAGAGAATCTCTCGACGATCGAGTTCTGGACGGAATTCAGCCCCTCCGGGATGCCGACCGACTCCGTGTACCGAAGGACCGCGGCGGCCTTCCGGTGGCTCGGGATGTACTCCGGGATGCAGCCCCAGAAGATCACGATCCGCTCCGGCTCGTCCCACTCCGGCCTGTGGACATTCCAGTACGGCAGGTTGTCGACAGACATCCACGGGATCCGACGCGCGGCCGACAGGTAGCAGTCCCGGATCTCCCAGAGGAACTGATCGCTCGGAAAGACGTGGACGTAGTGCCGCCCGGCCGTCGGGTGGAGGCGGAGCTGGCACTCTACCATGATTCTATGCCTTCCTATCGCTGGAATTACGAACCACGGTACTGATCCTCCGGATGCTTGGCGTTCCAGTCGTCGACGCCATCGGCCCATAGGAGAGCCTCGTCCCAGTGTTCAAGGAACGCCGCCCATGCCCACCACAGGCCAACCGGAATACAGCACACGATGAAGGCCGGGAGATGGAGGCACCAGAGCCGCCACTTCTGCTTTGTCCTATAGGTCACGGCTTACGTCCTTCTTGGGTAATGGGATTCAGATAACGACCGCCGCGAAGTTCCTGCCAATCCTGTTCAAGGCAGCGTTTGCAGAAGCGAGTACGGAACGACCTTCCAATGGAGTACATCCAAGTCCTCGGGTATCGGTGCTTACGGCGGCAAGGGAGAACGTCCAATGTCATGAATCACGATCCGGATCGTACTGGCCGCCCGACACTTTGCAGGCGCAGAACACTTCCTTTAGGCCGCTCTCCCTGTTCACGATGACGTAGCACCCATCGCCGCAATGCTGGTGCATCGGATGGCCGCAGGTGCAAATCGGGCTCACAGGTTCCATATGTCAATCCCTCTATAGCTCATCCGTGCAGTCGAACTTCAACGTGGGGATGGTCCTCTCGAACCCGCTTCAAGCAATCCCCGCCATGCACCACAAAGGCCCGATCAACCGCGCTTGGACTCGGAGAGACGAGCGCGAAGTCTCCCAGCTTCGAGAGCAGCTTCCCGCAGACATAGCACCGGAGTTTTAGTCTCGCCATACGTTCCTCGGTACTCAGGAAATCCCGCCAAGATGCCGAATGCAGTACCACCATCCGGCCCTCTTCTGGTGGCCGTGGTGGTCGCAGCCTGATTCGTGGCAGACCCGATCCCGCTGCTTCCGGTCCTGAAGCTGACGAAGTCGTTCAGCTTCCTTTTCGGTTTCCGTCTTCGCCATAGCGTTCTTCCGTCTAGTCTTCGTCCAAGCCCCAAGGGATCAGCGCGACGTGGTAGTAAACATAGTCGTGCGGCTCGTTGCACTTATGGCACCATTGCATTTGTCAGTCCTCCTTCCGCTTTTCGGCGACCTTGTGCGGCGAGTCCTGAAGCGCCTTCAACTCGGTCGCCGTGAACGGATGCTCTGGGGCGAGTTTGCTTGTAAGGCCCTCGTACTGCCCCATCTCATTCTTTGGCTTTTCCGCGAAACCACCGCACTTCAGGCATTTGTCTCCGCGCTTCGCCACCGCCCTACAGCAGGCGCAGCTATGATCCGGGCATGGCTTCTGGTAGTCACATGGGACCGTTCCTCCGTCCCAATGACACCTTGGATGTTCGGTAATACCGTGCTTAAGTTTCAGGGCTCGATACTTGTCTGACCATGCAATCTGGTCCCGAACTTCAGACTCACAAGACACCGCCCCCTCACCGGGACCGCTGGGCATGGAGTCCAGTAGCTCCCAGACTTCACTAATCTGAAGTTCTAGCTGTCGCACTTTCTCTTCTGCCACCATATACCGCTGGACGGCCTTGACATGCTCTTCGAGACTCATTTGTCTTCCCTCGACGCTAAGTTCTGCAATTCGAGTTTCTACGGCACTCTTCTATTCTTCTGTGCCAAGTCACGGTGTACACGGTCACTTCGAGTTCCGAGCGTCAAGACGGACAATGCTAAGGATCTTGGCTAGACGATCCGGTGTCGTCCGAACCATCGTATAGGCAAGAGGAGAGTTCTGAACTGCCGGACCGACGATCTCGTACTCCTGCGAGTCGGACTTACGAAAGATCGTGAACGCTCCGATCTCCGCGACCATCTTGTCAGGTTTTGGCATTTGTATTTCCCTTCTCAAGGTTTTGGATCTGACGGTCGAGATACCAGCGAGCCTTCTTCAGATCGTCGATGGTCGCCGCCGGATCCTTCTTCCCAGCGCGCGATATGTACTTCACGGTATTTCCGAGGCAGAATCCGAGCTCCCAAGCCTCGATCACCTTGATCGCTTCGTACGTCGTGTCACCTCCGTAATGGGCGGGATGGTTGATCTTCTCGGTGCTCATATCTTCTTCGCTCCGGAAATCCACTCCCCATCGTCGTTGCGACTAAAGTCCTGAAATAGTGCGGGCCACTGACATGTTGCGATGAATGCGATATTGTCGAATACCTCTCTGATCTCGACCTCGGCACCCTTCGAGGTCCGAAGTTCCAGGACATGCCGGAGCGCACGGTGATTGATCGTGAAGCCGATCGCAGTCGCCATTCCGTCCGGAGCGAAGCGTCGCATGAAGGACGTCCACTTCTTCTTGTATTCGAAGCTCCGGCCGGGTCCGTCAAGGTCCAGCGTCACGGACAGCTGCTTCAGGAACGCCTCGTCGGACCGAACCTTCGCCTCGCACATCTCGACGAGACCTGGAATCTCCTCGGCCTCCGGAGGCATCCAGAGGCCGAGATCGTCCAGCCGGACGTAGCGCATCGACTCCTGACTGAAGGCTGTCCCGGCGCGATGACGGACGAGCTCGTGCGTAAAGACGCGCGAGACGTCCTGGATGAGCCAGTTCGACGATCCGTGCTCGAGAACTGAGCCGTGTCCGGAAGCGATGATGTTTTTCAGGTACGGAGAATTCCCCTCGCGGACCTTCGTGACATTGGCGTTCAGGCCGGGCTTCCAGGAACGATAGCAAAGCCGACCCATGAGCTCGGACAGAACGTCTGAGTCGCTCCAGCCGTCGGAATCCCATCCTTCTGCACCGACTGACGCCAGATACGTCTCGATTGTCTCGTAGTCGAGTTTCGTCTCGCCGATAAGCCAAACCTTCGGACTTACCCTATGCATTAACCTCTCCTTCTTCTTCTACTCGTACAGCTGCTTGAGTGCGTTCTCGACGGACTCCGGGATCCGACGGGCAATTCCGTCGATCATCTTCCGCTCGTTCCCACTGAGATCCTTAGCAGCCTCCAACATTCCGTTCGTAATTGCCGAGACTGTCATTCGGATCGTCGTCCGCATCAGTGTCTCGGTGTCGCGCTCGAAGGCCTCGACGGAGCCACCGGCGGTCGCCTTCTTCGCCCAGCGCCGGAGGAACTCGAACTTCTTCACGTCGCCTTCGGATCGAGTTTCTTCAGGCTCGAGACAAAGACCTGGACGTCCTTGCTGGACTTGACGAGTCCGGGCGGCAGGAGCGGGACGACCTTCGCAGCGGCCTGGACGACCTTCAGAAGGTCCAGGACCTTCTGGTCGAGCTTCCCGGACCGGTCGACGGCGGAGACCATGCCGCGGACGGCCTCCAGGCGCAGCTGGTTCTGCTCCTCGACGCGCTCGTCGGCGGAGTCCTTCGCCTCCTGCTCGCGGGCCTGGGCGGCGTCCCGGGCGACCTGGGCCGTGATGAGCGTGTTCTGGAACGCCAGGGTCTTCTGCTCGGCCAGCAGCGCGCGACCCAGGAGTATCTTCTCGTTCCCCTGGTACTTCTCGACGGCCCGACGAAGGTCGACCAGCTCGCGGTCCTTCTTGCCGACCTCGATTCGGAGGCCGTCGACCTGCTTCCCGAGCTCGGCGTCGGTCCGCGTCATCTTCAGGCGGACATTCTCGGCCTCGAGACGGACGATCTGGGTGTTCTTCTCGGAGACGAGGGCCTTGAGACTGGCACTGTCCTTGGCGAGTTCAATGATGCGTTCCTCGAAGCGCCTGAGCGTGGCACGACTCTCGGCTAGTTCATCGGCGACGGACTCCGGGGTCAGCGCGAGCGGATCCATAGTTGCCCTCTCTTCTTTCCGATCAGTAATGTAAATTCAGTTTGTCCTGCCACGCGATCAGACGCTTCTCGTCGGGGACCAGGGCGCCGTGTTCGATTAGCCAGAGCCCCGGCTTGTCGACGCATTCCGACCCCGTGGTGGCACACTCGTTCCCGCTACACACCCACCGGGCGGCCTGGGCATGGTACCGGTGTGCGTAGGGGCACTCCGATGACTGTTTTCTGCAGTAGATCCCCCAGCTCGTTCTATGGACACAGTGCTCGAGATCGACGATCGCGACGTAGCGCTTCTTGTGGAGGCCGAAGGCACACGGATTTGCCCGGACCAAGTTCAAGATGACCATCACCGTGATGACGACGACAATCGCGAGTGCAGGGATCCAGACGTAGTTCATCATTCGTTCACTCAGTGCAGGTACGCGACGATTTTGTCGACCCAGACGACGTCTTTGTCTCGGTTCGGGTACAAGTCGACCGTCGTCCGGACGAAGTCGTAGTCTCCCTCGTAGGAATTGCCCCAGCGGCCGAGGCGCTCCGGGACGTTCGGGACGACGATGCCCTGCGTGCCAACATTGCCGGAGCGGATCTCCTTGTCCTTCCAGACGACTCCCCATGGGTGTCGTGGCGTCCGGGACTCCTCCTTGAAGATCAGCGGCCGGTCCGGACTCTCGACGATCTCCTGACGGATAGCACGAACCCCTCCCTCGGCGGACCGGTCGTCGTCGTCGAGGAACATCAGGTGCGTCCCGGATGCCATTGGCATCGCGTAGTTCCGCTGGGCGATGCCATTGACGTGAGTCGGTCCGTGCTCGAGGTAGCGGATCCAGAGGCTCTTCGACGGGAACGCCTCGACGATCGCACGGGCCGCAGGCTGCGGGCCGTCGCCGACGACGATCACCTCGTCGGTCGGGAGAGCCCCGGCCGCGACGAGGCTCTCGAGCGCCGTCTGGAGACAAGGACGTCCGCAGGTCGGCACGATGATCGAGAGCCGTGGCATCTTCTGCGTGACGATCAGGCTGTTGGCCTGGGAGGGCTTCGGCGGCGCGGCGAAAAGACGGAGCGACCCGTCGGCGATCCGAGCATCGACGACGTGCCGGACGCCCGGGTAGTCCGGATTCCAGTAGTCGTGGAAAGCGACGAGGCCTCCGACTGGAACCTGCGAGCCGAAGTGCGAGTAATCCGCCGCGACCGAGGCGGCGTCGTGCAGGCCATCGATCAGAAGCAGGGCGATCCGGTCCGACGACGACAGTTCCACCTCGAATGAAGGCTTTCGCAGCGGAACGACGAACTCGGAGAGCCCGGACTGATCGATGTTCTCCAGGAACGATTCCCAGCTAGGGTCGACCTGAAGTCCGGTCAGGACTCCATCGTGAGGATCGATTGCGAAGACGCGAGCGCCGTGACCGACGTCCTTGGCCGCCGACGCCAGGACGACCGTCGAGCGTCCGTGGTAACTTCCGATCTCGACGATCGTTCCGGGCGTGTACCGGGCCAAAGCGACGACGGCGGATCGGTAGAGCGCTCGGGCCTCCGGCCCCGAGAGCCAGCCCTTAACAGCCTCCATCCTGGTGACCGCCTCGTCCTCGCTCATCTCACACCAGCCCGGAGATTCCGGTTCTCGAGTTCCAGTGGAATCATCGTCTCGTCGATAAACCGCTTGTCAACGATCCCGCCGTAGAGCTCCTCCGGGGTGATCTCCTCGCGGGTCAGGCAGGAGCTCTCGTCGCGCGAGAACTGCCAGCTCGGGTAGTCCTCGACGCCGTAGACCTCCTGGGCGATCCGGCGCCAGTCCCGGGCGAACAGCAGGTCGTGCCGGACCCAGAAGAAGGTCCCGGCCCAGCACCAGCCCGTCCGGAGCGGCTTGACTTTCAGGTGCGTCCAGCGAAGACAACCGACGGTCCCGTACAGCTCCAGCCGACGGTCGATCAGGTCCGGGAACGACAGGGTCGCCCGGTACAGCAGGTCCGTCCAGCGCCGGACCGGCTCGCGGAACTTCTCGGTCTTCGTGACGCCCTTCGCGTGCGCGTAGAAGGTCGTCTCGTCGGATCTGAGGGACGCCAGACGACCGAGCGCCTCGACGAAGTGAGCCGTCTCGGCGAGCGCCGGGATGTTCCGTCGGACCAGGATCTCCGCGTCCATCGGCGCGAAGGCGGCCCGCAGCTCGTCCTCCGGCGCGGTCTTCTCGTCGAGGGCCAGGACGACGATCCGGCGCCCGTTCCAGATTGGCCGGTACGCGAGCAGGCGCTCGACGTGCCAGGGCCAGAGCGTCTCACGGACCGGGTAGCAGTGGAAGAGGAGGTTCCGGAGCGTCATGACCAGTTCTCCAGGTCCGCCTTCATCTGTTCCGTCATCGTCTCGACCCAGAGGGTCGTCCGAGGCCAGCCCGCGTAGTGGACGACGTTCAGGTGTTTCCGGTCGTGCTCGTCGTGGATCGAGTGGAGGCCGTTCCAGATCGAGGTCAGGTCGTGACAGCGAGTCCTCTTCATCACCAGCCCGAGGTTCAGGTACGTCTGCTCGGGCATGATCGAGCTCTTTTTCGCGACCGAAGGCTGCCGGAAGAGGTCCGCGTGGGACCTGCCGAAGACCATGACGCCGATGTTGAAGTACCGGTGCGCCCAGGAGGAGATCTTACTCTCGTCGGCCCCGTAGAATTCCGCGTCCTTCAGGAGCTGCTCCTGGCGGTCGACGAAAACCTTTCCCTCGTCGAAGGCCGAGAAGGCGTCCGCCGGGGCGGCCTCGAAGATCGACGGCGCCGACGGGTTCACGATCGCGTCGACGTCGATCCAGCAGACGCGCTCGTAGACGGTCAGAAGGTCCGCCGAGGCGAACTTCTCCCAGTACGGGTGCCGGTCCGGGAAGCGGCGCTTCTCCAGAACGACGAGGTCGACTTTCAGTCGATTCGCGTAGGCCCGGATCGTCGGGAGCGAGACGTCGGCTAGGCGCCAGTAGGCGTCCCCGAAGATCGCCGTGACGATGACGTTGCCCCTGGTCATTTCCCACCCGCCGAGACCGTCGAGACCGTCGCCCGGGAGATCCGGATCCCGGACTTCAGGGCGAAGAGCGTGAAGGCGTCCTTCTGGTTCGGCGCGCACTGCGGCAGGATCGCGACGCGGGACCAGTCGACCTTCGCCGTCAGGATGTCCCGGCCGTCGACCTGGACGACGAGACCGGACCGGCGGACCAGGAGGACGACCGTCCGGACCTTCCCGGGCGTCAGCTGCTTGCCGGGCGCCGAGGCGACCTTCCGGTGGCCGGTCCCCTCCGGGGACAGGAGGCCCGTATAGGCGCCCCGGTCCGTGTCGAGATGGACCATCGCCTGACCGGCGGGCGTCAGGAAGCCGATCCCGACATTGTCGTCGCCCTCGGTCCGCTCGATCGTCAGGGACAGGTTGTACTCGTCGGCGCCGGTCGGCGCGACGATCTGCAGACGCGCAGCCCCCTCCGGGCCCGCCGAGCCGACTAGAGTTCCGCCGACGAACTTCCAGGAGCCGTCGAGGGCGTCCCGGTCCAGGGAGACCTTCTTCAGGAGGTCGACGACGTCGAGCTTCGACTTCTTGTCGAAGGACACCGCGGCGCCGGTCAGGACGACCGCAGGCTCGGTCTTCGCGAAACCCTCGACCTCGGCGCGCTTGACGACGATCCGGCCGCCCTCCGGGGTGACGATCGTGTAGGTCTCCCCGGTGTCCTCGACCGAGTGGAATTCGATCTTCCGGCCGTCCTTGCAGACGACCTCATCAGCGAGCACAGGCAGCGCGAGAAAGAGCACGGCGATCAGGGTTCTCATCGGAAACCTCCTACTTTTTGTCCCAGTCACGACGCTTGCACTTCGGGCACTCGACCGGACGCCCGGGCTTCCTTCCAATCCACTGATGGCCGCATTTCGGCCTCCGGCACTTCCATATTGGCAGCTGAACTGTCTTCATACTATGATGATAGCATTGTACATCTGAATGTCAAACGGAAAATTTCCTCACTCCACGATTCGTCCGGTAGTACGGGGCGTATGGGATGTTGATCCCGAAAGCCTCCGCGCCCCACTTCTCGAAGAGCTTTCGGTTGGCCTCCTTCCAGGGGATGGCCTTTGGGGTGCCCTCGGAGATGCTGCCGGGCAGCGGATCCAGCTCCTGGAAACGCTCGTACGTCCGGTCGGACTTGACGAGCCGGATCGCGTAGTCGTCGTCGTTGCAGTAGGCCGGAAAGTCGTTGTCGTAGTAGCCGATCGACCGGAGATTCGACGGCCGGTGGACCTGGACGGAGAACTGCAGGAAGGAGAGGAAGAGATCGACGTCCCCGCGTTCGGCGACCAGATGCTTCGCGGCCTTCAGGCGTCCGGAGTCCCAGATGATGTCGTCGTTCAGGAGGACCAGCAGATCGAAGCGGCCCTCGACGAAGGCCCTCCGGAGGGCGTAGTTCCAGGACCCCGAGACGCTCATGCAGCCGTTCGGCCGGTAGACCGGGACGTCGATGTCGATCTTCTGGTTGCCGTTGTCGATGACGATGGCGAGGTCCGGCGACTTGACAGACTCCAGGAAGGGCCGGTTCCGGACGAGCAGGTCCGCCCGGGACAGAGTCGGGATCGCCACGAACGCCTTCATATGGACCTCGGGAAGTTCTTCGTCAGGAAGTCGTCGAACCGGGACGGCGTGAACTCGCTGAAGAGCATCCGGACGGTCTCCGGGTAGTTCTTCCCGAATCCGAACGGGGAGATGTCGTTGTCGAAGTCGTGGGTCTTGTACTTCGGAGGGTACGTGACGAAGTTCGGCTTCCGCTCGTACCAGGACAGCAGGAGGAGCGCCGAGTGCGCGCAGACGGTCGCCCGGGCACGTTTAAGAACCTCGGCTGTCCCCGGGACGCTCAGGCGGTCCGTCAGGTCGACCGTGGTCCAGTTCACGGGACGCTGAGGGTCGACCTTAGGCGCGTGGGGACCGGGGTAGGTCCGCCCGAGGAAGACGACCGGCACGCCACGGATCTTCGCAATCGACGCGATCCGCTCCAGGATCCCCTGCGGGATGCTCCTGTTCTCGATCTCCATGCCGGAGGCAGTCGGCGCGACGGCCAGGAAGTCGATGTTCGGCAGTCGAGCCTCGATCGCCTTCATGTCTTCGCTGGACGGGTAGAAGCGGATCGGCGCGCGTTCACGCCGGGGGCGCGGCTCCGGGGCCCGTTCTGGAACCCCGGCGTCCCGTCTACGGGCGGCGTCCTTGTACTCGTGGAAAAAATACCGAGACGAGATGACCTCGATCTGACTGTGCTTCGGGTGCCAGCGGAAGATCTCGTCGCAGAACGGATTGTGCGAGATCAGGACAACCCGAGCGGTCTCGCCGGGTCCGAGTCGCTCAATGTCCTCGTAGGCCGTCGTCTCGTGCAGGACCCGGAAGATGTCCCCAAGTCCGCCGGTCGCCTCGATCTCGATCATGGCTGGACCTCCAGGAGTCTCGTCGTCGCCGCCGCCGCGGCCTCATCCCAGGTCAGAGTCGTCCGGATCCTCCTCGTGAGCGCTCTCTGGGCCGCCGTGACGGTCGATCCTCCCTCACGAACAGTCTCGAGTATCCCCGACAGGATCCGGATCGACTTCTTCCCGAACCTCGAGAAGAGCATCCCCTTGTACCAGTCCGAGATCCAGTCGCCCTCCGGGTAGACTTTCTCTCCGTCCGTTGGAAACATCAGGCACTCCCGGAAGAGCTCCGGATGGCAGGTGTTCGACGGGACGACGACCGGCGTCCCGCAGGATCCCGCCTCGATGGCCGGAAGGTTGAAACCCTCTCCGAGGGACGCGGAGACGTAGGCCCCGACCGACGAGTAGATCTTCGCCAGCTGATGCTCGTCGAAGGAGCCTTCTAGCGTCCAGATCGGGACCTTGTACCGGGCGAACTGCTTGTAGACTTTCTCCTTCCAGGCGCCCGGGGCGTGCGTCAGGCCGATGACGAGGGCGACCTTCCGGCTGCCACCGAAAGCCAGCTCCATGGCGTCCGCCAGGACGTCCCAGCCTTTCCGGAACCCTGGAAGCCCAATCGTCAGGAACGTGAAGCCGTCGGGGACGCCGCGGAGACCACGCCTCGAGGTCGAGATCAGGCGGCACTCCGGCAGCGGCTCGGGCGGCCTCCGGAAGTACGTCAGCGGGTCGACCCCGAGCCGCATGACCTGCATCGGGATCCGGACGCCGGAGTCCCGGAAGACCTCGAGGTTCCACTGGGACGGCGTCCAGAGCTCGTCGAAGTTCTCGTTCGCCCGCTTCACCATGTCGGCGTGTACACGACGAGAGGACTCCTGCATCGTCCAGACAATCCTATGGCGTTCCTTCTCGGAGATGTAGTCGGGACCCATAAGTCGCAGGAGCGGCGCCCGGGGCCCGACCAGGATGTTCTTGTGGGCCGCCAGCCGGAGCTCGAGGTCCTTCGAGACGTAGACGGGTTCCTTGTGCTCGTCGTGGATCCGGACCGTCACCGTATTGGCGACCCGGAAGAGGATCTCCCGGTTCGCCTTTCCGTAGCCCGTGTACTGGAACAGATGCCCAACCCAGAGACACTCGGGACGGCGTCCAACGTGTCCGTGATCCTCCGCTGGCTTCTCGACCGGCCGTTCGACGACCAGTGCTGGTTGTTCGTCGCTCTGGCGAAGCACCTCGACGACCGGGGCGTACAGCCTGCTGGATGGACGTCCGCGCGTCCCGTCGTAGGTCTCCGGTAGGTGCAGGAGGACCCCGCCGCACTCCCGGATCGCGCAGACGAGCGCAACAGCCGGGTCCGGCGTCGTGCCGGACTCGATCCGGTCGACCCAGCGGGTGACGATCCGGTCCGTCGTGATCGTCCGACGGAACGCTATGGCGTCGAGCCCGATCCGGCCGATCCCGGAGAAGACGATCGGGACGAGCGGCCGGGTCGCGATCGACGAGACGACCGCGGCGACATCCCAGTCGTCTGTCTCGAGCTCCCGAAACGGCGGGTGAACGATCGCTCCCGGCGAGACGTACAGGAACCGGTCGACGTTCAGGTGCGACTCGTACGTCTCGGCGATCCGACGGGCGATCTGGAAGGCGCCGGACCGGACGATGTCGGTCAGGATCGACAGGTTCCGCCGGGCGTCCGGCTTGCCACGGACGACGACCGGCGGAGACCCGCCGGACCGGAGACGGTGCGTCAGGAGGATCATCGGCGTCCATTCTTTCTACGCTGGACGGGCTTGGCGTGCTTGCCGTTGCCGTTCGTTCGAGTCTCAGCCTGAATCTCACCGACCCTGATCTCGATCGCCCCGTAGGTCATCACGACGGGGGTGACCCTCTCGTCTATCACGCCTTTCAGCGGCTTCTTTTCTGGCTCCCTGGACCAGCGGGCGCCGCTGCAGCGAGCCTCGTGCTTCTGGCTGCAGGCGAGACCGTTGTAGCCGAAGTCATGATGGACGAACATCCGGCAGTACGGACACATCGAGATCGCGGGCTGCTGGCACTCCCCGCAGACCTTCTTCAGTTCCTCTGGCATCGGACCTCCAGTTCGTGCGCGACGACGGACGCGAGGTCCTCGACGGACTCCGGGTCGGCGGGCAGCGGCGCGTCCAGTTCTAGCAGGATGTGGACGAGTTTCCCCTCGATCGGGAAGACCGGCGTCTTGTTCCAGTCGAGCGGCCATCCGGTTATCTGCTCGTTCGTGTCGAGATCCTGGCTGATCCACTTGCAAAGAAAGCATGGCTCTGATCTACCGCGGACCAGCTCCAGGAGCGCCGCCGAGCGCGCTAGGTTCCGAAGGACTTCGCCCATTTCCTGCTCGCCTCCTTCTCGCGTTCGACGATCAGATCCTGGAGGCGACGCGCCTCCTCCAGTTCTCGCTCGGTCGCCTCGCCTTCGGCGACTTTACGGACGAGCCGGGAGTACCGGGTGCGGACCCGGTCCAGCTCGGTCCAGCCTCGTGGCGTCCGCTCAGGATGCCCGAAGAGATCCGGCTGCTTCGCCATAGAGCCTCCTATAAGTCGAACTCCAGGTCGTACCGGTCGCACATCTTATGGATGATGTCGATCTGTCCCTGCGTCAGGGGGATCTTCTTCTTCTCGAGACGGTCGATCACGTCGCTCAGGAAGTCGGCCTCCCAGGAGGTCACGTCGACCTCCATCGAGTCGAGCTCGCGGACCATCTCGAGCTGCTTCGCGATGATCTCCGAGACCGCGCGCTCGACGTCCTCGAAGGGATTACTATCCGGCACGGAATACCTCCTGGAGTTTCACGACGGCGTCGAGCGCGACGGCCTGGACCGCGTCGTCGTCGATCGCCGCGAGGTCGATCAGGGTCTGGAAGTCCGTCCCCTTCGGGCCGATCCGGAGCGGCACGCGGTCGCCGGGCCGGGCGACCAGGAGCGTCAGGCCGGTCGCCTCGAACATCCCCGTCGTCATCGCCTCCAGGACTAGGTAGCCCTCGGCGCCGGACAGTCCGTACGGCAGCCCCCCGTGGTACTCCCGGAGCAGGCCGAGCCACTTCGCCTTCGAGGCGCAGAAGTCGTTCGGCTCGGCACACGGGCAGACGCCGGACCACTCCGACCGGCAGCGAACGCCATCCCGCCAGAGGCGGCCGAGGACTGCGGCGCCGGTCGAGAGTCGCTGAGGAATCATAGCTTTCTGCTTGGCGGCGATGACGTCTTGGATGCTACTCGACATTGCTAGACCCCTTTCCCGCATTACAGTCGCTGCACGCCGTTGTGAGATTCTCAAGAGTTGTCTGCCCACCGTTCTTTACTGAAATCTTATGGTCCGCCATAAGCTCTGATTGAGACGGTTTATTCCCGCAGTACTGACATGTGAAGTTATCTCTTTTAAAAACAGAAAACCTAAGAGCATTCCCCATTGGACGGCGACCATACGATTTTGCTTTTGACTTAACTCTATGGGCGAGTGTCTTATCCATCGCCATGATGTAATAAGCTTTTGAAATTGAACCTCGACAGTGGGCAGCTCTATACCCTTCGATAGCGCCGTGAGTGTGCCACTCTCTACAATTTGGACACCACACTTTCCAGGTCTTGCAGTTTGGATCATCCGTTGACGGGATACCTAAAAGCACAGGAACATCCTTCGGAACATCGATCAAGATAGTCATCGAATCACCTCAAACGGGGCACGACGGGGCACAAGAAGCCTCTATGTTATGCCACAGCCTACTATTCTCTCTTTTTCCTCTATTTTCCCCATATGTCCCACTTATATGGGTAAACCAAAAAGTTTTGTTAGCAATCCTAGCTGTGGCGTAATAAATAAGATCTCGTGCCCCGTCGTGCCCCGTGGAATCTACCATATGTAAGTAACCATCTTTCAGTATGATGTAAACGCCTATCCGGGGCACGTTGCTGTCTCGCCAAGTGCCCCGTCTGGAAACAACCCTAAAAGTCATTACCAACCGCCTTCTGATCGCCAAATGCCTGGACCTCTTCGGCGCTAGTTTTAGGTCCATTTCCATTCGTCCAGGAGATTCCAAGCCAACCCCGAACCCCTTCTCGCTTGACCTCTTTAATTCCTTTCGTGTCTCTAATCCCGTTTACGAAATTCTTTGAACTCATTGGCTTGAGTCCGTTGTCCTGGCACCAACCGTGATACTTCTGGTACATGTTCTGGCGCGGGATCCAACCCCACTCCTCAAGATGACAGTACTCCTGGACAAAGTCATAAGCGGAGTTGCACTCACGCTTATACTGCTCGATTGTTCGTGTGCTCGTTTCTGATACCGAGAATCGGCCAGAGTTGATGACTCGGCGAAGTCCAGAAACCCCTCGATTTAGAAGCGCTGACATGAAGCCTGGGGTCTTTGCTAAAACCCGATCGTAGTCGAGAATTTCACTTGCGGCTCCAGAGAAGCTGTTCGGGAACTCGACGAAGATCAATCGTCGGAAGTAGGCGTTCGTTTTATCCTCAGAACGAGGAAACTCGTTGGCCGAGAAGACGAGCCGGGCAAACGGTCGGAAGGTGAAGCCGTCCTTAAACTTCTTCTCTCCAGAGATCGGGTCGCCAGAGACAAGCGTTTTGAAACGACTAGTCGATTCGAGCTGCTTACGACTTAGATCATGGTGGACATTCGCCAGCTTTCCAACGAGTGCAGCAGTCGCGAACTTGTCGTCCTCGAGGGTGTGAATGTCCATGGTCGAGACGTTCTCTTTCCCAAGGAGCGAGGTTAGAATTTTTAAGAAAGTCCCCTTTCCGTTACCTCCAGCGCCAACCGCGATAAAAGCCTTTTGAAGTCTGGTGTCTGGGATCAACAGATAACCGACGAACTCTTCCGCTAAAGCAACACAGTCTGGAGGAAAAACGTCGGTAAAGAACTTGTCGAGCGCTTCGCACTTTGCGTCCGGCTGGTACTCCGCGGAGATTTGGATCGTCGAAAGATACTTCGGATCGTGTGGTGACAGTTCCCCAGTCTTCCAATCAAGCATTCCATTTTGGACATTGATGAGTTCGCAGGCTCGTGGATTGATCTCCTCATAGTCAATCTTCTGGGACCGATGAATTAGGTCTAGAACCTGATTGATTCGGTCTGGTTTTGCGTCTCGAGCAAGTGCGTCCCTGACCTCTGTCTCGATCGATGATCCAAGTCTTGAGCGATAAGCGCCGTCTTTGTAGACATAGAGCGTGACGCCCTTGTAATCATCGCCGATTGGCGTCGCCATGATCTTGTGCTGAGAGCAGATATACCGAGCTAACTCCTCGGGAAGGAATTCGTCGTCACGCCACCATGGCGGCCCGTCATCTGGACCTTTAAGCTCCCGTTCCTTTTCCTTGAGGATCTTTCGCTCTTCTCTAACTTCAGATCGACGGACTTCTTCTTTAGCCCAGAAGTCCTCAACCATCCGCTCGATTTCTTCGTCTGGAAGCGGCGGTCGGCAAAGTTTCTTATTCCAGTTTTCTGAATTGACAGAAGCGACTTTCTTGGTCTTTGAAAAACGACAGAAATAACCGACGACAGCAGTTGCAGAAAGATGTCTTCCTCCGTGCGGACCTCCGCTTTCATCGACGCCTTTTGAGAGCGCCTCTTGAAGTTTTGGATCCCGTGATTTCAGTGATGTAAGACTTGAAACAGACCTCTCTTCTTCTTCAATCTCAAGATCTTCTCCGGACTTCTTGAAGTCCGTGATCGAGAAATCCTTGAATCGTTCAATCGGATAGCGCGTCCAGGTCGCATCGAATACGCTGCAGATCTTCGGGTCCTTCGGGTTCTTCAGGTTCAGGAAGCCCGGCATCCGGAGGATCCGTCGGGGATCGTGGACCGGGTCGGAGATCTTGAAGTAGTCCTGGATACCGGCGCAGATGGGCCGGGCGAGCTCCTTCGGATACGGCTTGTCGAAGAGCCAGTAGGCGTGCAGGCCTCGGCCGGACTCGACGATGATGGACGGGTCGAGCGCCCGCTTCTGGAAGTCCATGACGATGTCGAAGAACTGCTTCCGGACGGCCTCCTCGTGGCCGTGGAAGTCGACGTCGACCCAGGCGGCGACGTAGTGGGAGACGTCGGCGTTCGTCCCGTGCTTCTTGGGTTTCCGGAAACGAGGGTTGACCCCGTGATGGATATTCTCGACCTGATTCCGGTTATGGAGCCGGAGATTCTCCTCGACGGGGCCCCAGTCATCGAGGACCTGCTTCACCGTGTAGAAGATCGCCCGCATCCGAAGGTCGTTCGGGTTCTCCTGCGTTGGCCGGTACTGCAGCAGGTTGAACTCGACGATCCAGTCGGCCGGTGCGATCGACCAGAGCTCGCGTATGAACTGCGTCGGAGTAATCTTCTCCGACGGTGCGTCCGCCATGGACCCCTCTTCTCTCGCGCGCCTCGAAACCCACCCGACGGGTTCTTCCCATCGCTGCCCTGGGGGCCTTACGGAGCCCCAGGACAGCAGAGGAAGAAGAGGGACGGTGTGGTCACGCCGTCCCTCTTTGGAGGAACGCTACCAGCTGCTGGCCTGACCGGTCGTCTTGGCCCCGGTCTTGGCGGGCGGCTTCGCGTCGCCCTTCACGGGCTCTGTCTTCTTCGGCTCGGGCTTCACGGCGGGCTTCGCGTCGCCCTTCGCCGGATCCTTCTTGTCTTTCGCTGGGATCCAGGGGTTGATGAAGGCGATCCGGCTTCGGACGAAGCCGTCCCGCTTCTCGTCCTTGACGACGCCCTCGAAGGTCCGTCCGGCCCAGTTGATCGACATCAGCTCCGAGAGCTTGAAGTCGTCCCTCTCGAGGATCGTCGCGAGGTCCCGCTTGGCGTACGGAAGATTCTTTTCTGTAATCCAGAAAACATGTTCCAGGACTGCCCCCTTCGTGATGTGAGGCTCTCCGGTCGTCGGGTTCGGGACCGACTCGGGCTCAACGATCTCGCAGAAGAGCTTGAAGCCCTTCGAGCCGGAGTTCGCGACGAAGGCCTCCTTGTCGACCAGGACGCCGTCGTCCTTCAGGTCGACCGCGGTCAGGACGAACTTGTAGGTCTCCTCGGGGACGCGGCCGGGCGTCGCCGCCGCGGCGGCCTTCTCGGTCTTCTGGAAGTCGTCCTCGAAGTCTCCAAACGGATTGCTCGGATCGTGTGTCATCTTCTTCTCCTTCGTTCCAATAAAAACTCGTCTATCGATCTCTCACCAGAGCCAGGGAACTCACTTCGCGTATTCCAGGACCTTCTTCTTCACCTCCTCATCGGTTTCCCCGGCGGGGTTCGCGACGTAGACCGTGTTGCCGGAGTCCCTGGTCAGGTAGGCCTTTCCTGCGAGTACCTTGCCGAACAGATCGTGCAGGAATTCGATCTGAGGCTTACGAAGCTCCTTCGAGGACTCGACGCCGTAGGCGGCCCGGAGCAGGGACTTCCCATCGGCGGCCTTGAAGTGCGGGTGGATGTGCCCGTTCGCCGAGCAGTTCTGCTTCCGGCACTTGTGGTCGTCGTCCGGCCAGCGCATCTCGTTCCCCTTCGTCATGAGGACCTTGATGTCCTCGAGCGTCGCTGGAGGATCCTCCGGATCCGGCTTCGCGACTCCGAAGAAAGCGTTCAGCTCGGCGATGGATTCCTCTGGGGTCGACGGCGGTGGCAGGCGATCCGGCAGGCCGTCCATGGCCGGATCGTTCGGATCTTCCTTCGACGACGACAGGCTCTCGGCGGCGGCCTTGATGGTCTCTGGATCCGCGCTGGCGACGGTCTCGATCGCGGCGGCGGTCCGCTCGACGGGTGTCGGGTCCGGGACGATCAGGATCGGCTCGCTGGGTTCGACGATCGGGGCGTCCGGGGCGTCCAGCATCTTCTCGGCGTGCGGTGCGAAGAACTCCTGGTAGACGCGCTTCTGGGTCACGTCCCAGGTCCCGTACTTCGGTGACCAGTCGAAGCGGGTCTTCGTGCAGGTCATCAGGAACTTCGTCGTCTTGTCCTTCTTGTTCAGCTCGGTGTGGCAGCGGTAGCCCAGGTCGAAGATGTACTCAGTCTGCTTGTCGGCCTCCGCCAGGAAGTTCCCGCTCTTCTTGCGGACCTCCTCGCCCATCTTGTTCAGCGTCTCCTCGTACTCCGCCTTCTCGCGGAACGACAGGACGACATGCATCGGCAGCTCGACCAGCTGATTAAGGAAGGCCGCCCAGCGGCGCTTCTCGATGCCCCAGTCTCCGGGGGACATGATCTCGTTGCCGCGCTTGTTGCGAATGTAGTCGACGATGTCCTGGATCAGGTCCAGGTAGAAGATCGTCGCCGAGTCGATGGCGAGCGTCTCGTAGACGCCGGGGTTCGCCCGGAGCCACTTGAGCACGCCGTCTAGCTGGCGCCAGCGGTTCAGGACCTTCACCTTGAAGTCGTACTTGCCCCGGTACGGCAGTGTGCCCTTCTCGGTGTCGATCACGCAGGGCTTCGGGAAGGACAGGAGCGCCCGGGTCTTCCCGGAGCCCCCCTCACCGGAGAGCGCGACTTTCAGGTACTGCTTGTGGACGACGGGATCCTCGAACGGGTCTTGCGATGCCACGACGTTCCTCCTTCTTCTTTCCCCTTGCCTCGAAAACTACCCGGTCTCCTCGGTCGCATTGTCCCTTACTGGTGTGTCGGAATGGGTCACACCTCCTTTCCTTTCATCATTTCTCCACTTGACCTCACAGGTCGTGCACATGCTGTGGGAGATCTGCAGCTTCGCATTGTGCAGGCCCGGCGGGACGCCCTCGGCGCCGTCGACCCGGATCGGCCGGGCGCTGTGGCACCAGCCGCACAGGACGATCGTGACGACGAGCTCGTTCACCGGCGCACCTCCTTCGGGACGCCCTTCCGGAGCGCCTCGTGGAACCAGTCTGGCAGCATCTTCGCGTTCTTCCAGAGGAAGGACTCGAAGCCCGCATCCAGGATGTACGTGACGGCCCAGTCCTCGCGCGAGCGGACCGACCGGCCATAGCTCTGGACGATCTTGAGGGCGCACAGCCACGCATACCACTGGGAGTCCATGTCCATGCGCCGCTTGATGATCCGGTCCTGCATGTTCGGCCAGGGCATCTTCGCGATCACCTGAAAACGAGACAGGTCGCCCTTCAGATCGAGACCCTCGTGCATCGCGGGAGCGACGATCACGGAGTCGGTCCGGCGGGCGTGCTCGGCCAGCATGGCCTCCTTCGAGTCGAAGTGATCCTGGAACAGGAAACGATCCGTGTCGACCTCGTCGAACAGGATCTTCGAGAGCGAGAACGAGTGGCAGTGGACGATGCCACGCTGGCCGCGGTGACGCTCCAGGATCTCGGTGACTTTCCGGACGAACTTCGGCTTGGTCGGGTCCTTCGGGTTCTGCTCGGCCGTGAAGTACTTGAAGCCGAAGTTCCCGCAGTAGTCCTTGTAGATCGGCCGGTTCTCGATCGGAAAGTCGCAGGGGGTCCGGACCAGCTCGATCTCGTCCATCGAGAGACCGAGGTTCTTCGCCAAGACCTGGACGTCCAGGATCGTCGCCGACATGAAGACGAGGCGCTCGGCGTGCCGGAACAGGAGGTCCTGCGCGAAGTCCTTGGCGTAGAGGGGCCGGGCGACGATCTTCCGGCGCTCGTCGCCGGTCCGCTTGTCGTTGTACCGGACGACCTCCAGGACCCACTCGGTCTTCTCCAGGAAGGCCATGAAGTTCGCGAGCTTGCCGTCCAGTTCCTTCAGCGCATCGACCTCGGCCGCCGACAGGTCCACGTCGTCGGAGTCCATCGAGTCCTCGGCGTCGTTCTCGGCGGCCTTCAGGCGCCGAAGGATCAGCGCGACGAGGTCCGTCTCCGCCAGCCAGTCCAGGAACTCCGCCTTCGTCCGGATCTCCCGGTCGATCCGGACTCCCACGAGCGAGAGCGCCCACTCCGAGAGCTCCAGCGTGACGAAGCTCATCAGCTGGGACTCGCAGTTGTGCGCCTCGTCGACGATCATGAGGGCGCGCTTCGGGAAGCGCGAGATCCGCTGCTGGAACAGGAAGCTGGAGAAGTTGAAGAGCGAGATCGCGGCGTCGTGGCAGCGCTGCAGCTGAGCCCAGTACGGACACAGGTGGCAGCCGGACGGGAGCTCCAGGCTGACTGCGGCCTGCATCGGCGTCAGCTGAGCGGCCTCGGCGATCGGCCGGGCGTCGTCGGTCAGGCACTCGCCCAGGATCCCCTTCGCCCGGCGGCGGCAGACCCCGTCGGCGGCGTCCTGGCCCTCCTCGGCGCTGGGGTGCGTGCAGGCGTAGTTCGCCCGGCCCTTCAAGGTCTCTATGTCCGGCGCCGGATAATCGTCGGCGTACTGATCTTGGAGAATCCTCTGAGAAGTCAGCATGAAGGTCGACTTGCCGATCGACCGGAGCGCGTTCGCGACGGTCTTGCAGGCGTCGGTCTTCCCGGCGCCGGTCGGCAGCTCACCGACGACGACCCGCTTCCCGGCGGCGAAGGCGGCGGCGGCCCGCTCCAGGAAGTGCGTCTGCTGGGGGCGAGGGGTCTTGCCGGGCGTGAAGTGCGCGAGCAGCTGTTCGGCGGTGAAGGTCCAGGGGTGCAAATTTTCCCGATTCGTCGGGGGCGCGACGCTCTTGGTGACCACTCGATCCTCCTTCTTCTTCCCGTCCGTCCGGGGTTCCTCCGCCCCGAGCGAACGTGCCAGCCTAGAGCCGCTGAACCCTCGCGGCCCTGGATCCATCCGCGCTACCGGCGCTGGATGTGTGGGCACCCGTGCCGGAGACAACCACGGACAGACTTTTACCCCGGCCGCGAAGGTTCAGAGACTCTACGCCGTATCGGGTGCCCACGTCAGAAGTATAGCTCCCACAGGGCCCCTGTCAAGCAAAATTCGTGAAAAGATTCTGTTGACTCAGAAAGGCCTGCTATCTATATATAGGGGTCGATGGGTCGAGAGAGGATACTTCTACCGCAGGTCAAGGCGCTTTGCCCTCTCAGCACGGCGATGTTCGGATCGAAACAGGTCGAGATGCACCACTGCATCGCGACGCTTTGTGCGAACGGATCGATCCATATCTACTGCGTCCTGCATCAATTCAAGGGGTTCATTTCCCTACCGTCGATTCTGGAGGCCTGGAATGTCAAAAAAGTCGCCAAAGACCCGCTCGGCGTCCGACCCGTCCGATAACTACAACGATCTGGCCGAGAGCCAGGACCGAGAGACAGCCGGTCCCGTTCTCGCCACGGAGCCCGAGACGATCGAGGGGGCCGCGCCGGAGGCCCCGGTCGAAGAGCCTGCTCAGGTCCAGCTGACGATCAAGGGCTCGGACCGCTCGGCCCGAGCCGCCGCGAAGCGTTTTGGCGGCGAGACGCCGAAGCCCCCTCCGGTCGCGACTCCGGCGAATGACGTCGAGCCGCCCGACCACGATCCCGTCGTCGAACTCCTGTCAGACGGGAAGAACATGGTCATCGTGACCCGCCAGACGCCCCGGTCGATCCGGGATCCACAGACAGGCGAGAAGGTCGTCACGAACGTCCGGTTGCCCGGGAAGTACACCTGTCCGACGACGGTCGACGCCATCGCCGAGCAGGTTTTCGAGGAGCACGGTGGCCAGCGCTACAAGGCGACGATCCACCGGGACACCTCGAACGGCGAGAACACGATCCTCGGGCACTTCACCTTCGAGCACCCAGACCAGAACGTCGATCCGTACATCGAGGGCGTGACGGACTTCGAGGAGCCCCAGGAGTCGTCCCGCGTCCCGACCGGCGGCGACCCGACGCTGCGCGAGACGGACCCGCTCATCAAGCTCAAGCAGGATCTCGAGCGCCGTCTCGAGCGCGCCCGCGTCAAGAAGGAGATCGAGGAGCTCGAGCAGCAGGTGCAGACCTTGGAGGGCTCCGGTCGACAGGCTCCGGCCGCCCCCGTCGGCGAGTCCGACGAGGTCAGGAAGCTCCGGGAGCAGCTCGCCGAGAAGGACCGTCAGCTCGCCGAGAAGAAGGTCAACGACCAGTTCGACCAGATCCGCGGGACGCTCTCGACGCTGACCCAGGCCGTCACGGCCCTCACGACCGTAAAGCCCGTCGAGAAGTCCGGCGAAAGCGAACTGATGAAGTTCATCATGAAGAAGATGGAGACGGACTCGACGCAGATGTCGACCCTCATGAACGCTCTGGCGACGAAGCCGTCCGCGCCGGTCCGTTCCGCCGGGGACGAGCTCGACACGTTCCTGAATCGCGCCGAGAAGCTGAAGGCGATCACGGGTGCCGGTGAGAACAAGGGAGGCCGTCTGTCGGAGATCGAGAGCCGTCTGATCGACGTCGCCTGGGAGCGCCTGAACGGCGGTGGCGAGGGTGGCGGTGAGGGCGGCGTCGAGGACACCGAGGACGTCGCGAAGCTGGCCGTCAAGGAGTTCGCCCCGATCCTGAAGAGCTTCGTCGAGAACAAGATGAAGCAGGAGACCTCCGGCGGTCAGACGGTCACGAGCGAACGGGAGAAGCAGATCCACGAGGAAGCGGCGAAGTTCGCCGTCTCGAGGATCGCCGAGAGCCTGCACGAGCAGGGGATCACGCTCCAGGCCGGTCCGGGCGGGAAGCTGATCGCGATGGTCCAGAAGCCCGGCGCCCCGAAGCCCGCCGCCACGCCGCGTCACGCCGGGACGAAAGTCGTCTCTGAGCACCGCGGCGCCGGGGGCGTCGTCAAGAAGGTTCTGATCGAGCCGACCGACCTCTCGACGAAAAAGGTTTCCCAGACCGCACCCCAGGAAGAGACCGACGGCAAAGGAGGAGACGTGACGCACGGAGTGTTCCCGATGCTGGGCGACGGCGGCGCGACGCTCAAGATCAAGTTCCCGATCCGGCCCGGCGAGATGAAGTACGACCGGAAGTACGCCGTCGATTTCATCCTGTCCGGGATCCGCTCGGAGATCCGCCAGCAGCTCCCGCAGAAAGCCGCGAACAATCAGGAGATCGAGAGCTACGTCGCCTCCGATGCGATCGAGTTCCTCGACGAGCAGCTCCTGGACAAGCTGGAGACGATCGACAACGGTCCGCAGCTGGAGGCGCTCCTGACGGAGTGCGGCGGCGACCAGACGCAGATTGCCGAGATCAAGAAGGCCGGTGAGGAGGAGTCCGTCGCCAGCTACCTCCGTCGCCTGATCATGACGATCCAGAAACACTGGGCCGTCGAGAAGAGCAAGGGCAAGTAGAATAGGAGAGAGCATGAGCAAGCACCCCGAGAACAAGACGGTCCAGGCGATGCTGGTCAACCAGTGCTTCGATCTCTACGAGGAGTCGATCGTGCTGTCGGAGCGTCTCCTGTCGAATTCCTTCCGGAGGATGGGCTTGAGTCCCGAGGAAGTCAAGGACCGGACGCATGAGGCGCTCATCCCGGTCGCGCTCGAGATCCGGAACCAGATGTCGACGCTCGGTCAGGTTTCCGATCAGGCCAACAGCAGCCAGATCGACCGGATGTACGAGGCGATCGAGAAGGTCATGACCGAGGTCCGGACCCTGAACGCGGCTCCCCGGACGTAACGTACCGACATGGTGGAGAGCAACGAGGCCGACGTCCAGATCCGACAGCAGCGGGCGGCCTTCATCAAGGCGTTTCAGGATATCTCCGTCGCGACGGCGAACCTCGCGGCGATCTCGAAGAAGCAGATCGAGATCATGAACAGCATGATCGAGAACACGGCCGGACTGGCCGACACCGTCATGGCGCCGAAGGACGGTCTGCGGGACGTCATCGACGAGCTGATCGACGAGGTCCGCGGACTCCGCGAGGACATCCGTCTCGTCGCGCACGCAGGCGGCATGAAGACCGTGCTCACGGCGCTCATGACCGGCAGGAAGCGATGAGCTCGACGTGTATACGTTCCTTCGATGGTTCCGTCAGACGTACTGCTGGATCCGGCACGGACACGTCCCGGTCGTCGAGAACATCGCGGCGCTCTGGGGGCGGACGCGCTGGTGCCGGATCTGCAAGCGTTGCCGCAAGATCCTGGAGATCCTGTACTGAATTATTCGCTTGACATACGGATGCCTATGGCGGAGAATCTAATTCGTAGGTCGGCAGAGACGCTCGTAGGAGCAAAATAGGCCGCGGCGCGAGTCGCGGCTTTTTTTTATGGCCGAGATGGGGAATGAGACCGTCGTCGTGATCTGCCCGAAGTGCGGACGATTCGCACTGAAAGGGCAGTTCAAGCAGATCGAGACGATCTGCAACGACCGCGACTGCCGGGCGAACTTCCTGGTGGAGGTCTTCCCGGACGGATCGACCGCGATCCGGATCCTTCCCCGACAGAAAGTCAAGGCGTAGGGTCCACCGGACGTAGACGGACCGAAGGCCGCGCAACGCGGAGTGACCTTCGATGGTCCGTTCGTCCTCGCGACGCGAACTCCTCGGGCTCCTC